TTGAAAAGGATTTTAAAGATAAATTAGTTAGTATCATAATGAATAATGTTACAAGATTTGTATAGCCTTATCTTGATTAGGGATTTGCAAATATTGAAACAAAAAATCAATTGAAACAATTACTAAAGACAGTACAAATAGCTGCTTCTCAAGAATCTGTAATTTTTGATGAGAATAATTTTGATGAAGATCAAAAAAATCCTTTTGAAGAAATTGAAGAATAGATAATACCAAATCTAATAGATGCTATTGACAAATTAAGTTATACTCCAGTTGAGTAGAATCTTAACGAATTTAGTATTTCAATTGATGCCAATCCTATTAATCTTACCTAGTTATACAAATAGTTAGATGAACTTTTTCAATCTTCAAATGAAGATCTTACTACATTTAATATGAGTAATGATCTTTATGAAGCTTTAAAAAATGCAATTTTAACATTATAGATGTATCAAGCGTCTATTTAGGCTGCTAGAACGGATAATGCAGATCTTGATAATTTATTTGGATATAATGCAACACTAAACGAAGTAGCTGCTAAATTAGGAGATAACACTCGACTTGCAGAAATTGATAAAAATATAGCAGATATATTTGAACAAGATGTTATATCTGCTTTGAATAAATTGGAATTTTATAAAAGACTTTATGAAATAAATCAAGGATAGAAATTAGCTCGTAATGATAGAATAGCGGTTAAAAAAGATCTTTTGATTTATAAGAAATTAAAATATATTATTGATATAAGAGACCCTGAAGATCCATTACTACAATGGTCTGGATTTAATGCATTAAAACAGGCTATCGAATCAATGAAATTACATGAATAGTATTTAAAAGAGAATACAACAATTATTCCTGAATCTGAAAAAGAAGCGTTTGAATTAGAAAAACTAAATGCTGAAAATACTATTTATGAATTTTTTAAAGCAAATGAAGAAAAAGTTAAAGATCCACAATAGTTAGCAGAATTGATTAATCCTAAAAGATTTTAGCTTTATTCTAATGTTTCTGAATTATTAGATGAGAGTTTAAATGATTTAGATGATAATTCGTTTGTATGGTGGTTAGCAACAAGAGCAGCGTTAAAAGCATAGGATTTTTATTTTCAATATAAATAGATTATAAATATTGATCCTGAAAAACCTCTTGCACCAATTGCTACATAGGAATTAGCAATCTATATGAATTATGCTAGCGTTGTAAATGGTAATATGTTTACCAATTTTTATAATGCTTATAGATATTCTGTAGAATAGGATTGGAAATCTAAAAAACCAGAATAGAGATAGGAGATTTTGGATAGATTAAATAGACCAATGCCAACTGATAATGAATGGGCAGAATTTTGGTGTAACTTTTTAACGGTTCCAAAATATGTAAATATTGTTTTAGTTGAAGGTACTCCGGGAAGTGGTAATTAAAATATTGCCGTCTATATGAGAAATCATATAGAAGATTAGAGAGCAAAAACGGTGAACTCTGTGATGAGAATACCGTGCTAAATTCAGAGATTGCGAAAGGCTCTGAATCAGTGTAACGCGTAGGTCTTGAATAAATATAATAGACCCAAGAGTGTTCTCCACCTAAACGTAGAGTCGTAGGTGAAAATGTACGCTGGACTTACATAAATGAGAAATGTAAGAAGTTAGGATAAAAAGCCTAACGATAACACAATCGAAAACAAGTGCCGTATTTAAGTCTACAGTCGAAATGCTTAAACAGTTTCATCCTGAATTTTTAGAAAATGTTGCTATAATTCACGGAGCTAATCCAGATAGTGCTGTATCTTTAAGAGATGATATGAAATTAGATCCAAGTAAGTCTAAAACATACGGACTTAGTAAATGGATGAAGGAAATTTGTCCAGAATGGGAAGAATATGATCGAAATGAAGATGGTTCTTATATTATAAAAGATGGTACTTTCGAAGAAACAAAAGAGAAAGAAATTCGATCTAAATTAGGAATTAGCGAAACATCAAATCCTCCTAGTTTAATTATTATTGACGAAATATCTAGATTTACTTCATATGATTTAGATATTATAGATAAGTTTGCATAGAAATATGGTATAACTGTTTTAGTTGCAGGAGATTTTGACCAATCTGGCGTAATTGTTAAACAAGAAAACATAGAGAGTTCATTAGGAACAATTGATAAATGGGAACCTGAATTAGATAGAACTGATTTTATAAGATCTCCAAAACTTGCCTTCTCAATGCGAACTGATAATTCTATAAAAACTTTAAATTTATAGAAATTCTAGGCTTATATTTAGAATCCAACAGGTACATTATAGTTAGAGTATTCTCAAACGCCAGAAGGAGGTATTTATGGAGATAAAATATATTATCATACTTCTGAACAGAAGATAACAGACGAAAATTTACGTCATATAATAGAAGATGTAAAATAGTTAATTGATACTTTAAAGGAAGGTGAAAAAATTGGGTTAATTTGTTCAGATAAAAATTCTCAAATTTATAAAGAATTTAGTCAAACAAATTATAAATAGTATATTGATATACGAGAAGGAGGTTCTGCTCAAGGTTTAGAAGCAAGATATTATATAGTTGATATTAATCCTAAAACTGCTGTTACAGAAGATTCTAAAGAAGCCTATCTTAAAGCGATTTATACTGGAATGAGTAGAGCAGAACAGGGTAGTATAATTATTTGTCCTCCATAGTATGAAAACATATCATTCTCTAGTAACCCAGTTTAGCAAAGAATAAACGAACCTCTACCTAAATCTGCTATTATTAAATATGCATAGCGTAGAAAAGAAATATTAGATAAAATTGTTCCAAACGGCAATGTAGATAAACCAATTCTAAGAACTAAAACTGATGAATCTAAAACAAGCGATACAGACGACAAAAAGTCTCCTTCTGGTGATTCGGATGAACTAGACGATACAGTTATAGTAGATGGTAAATCATTGCCCGCTCTACCTGCTCCACCTACTCCAGAGATTAACGTAGAACCAACTGATCCACCAAAACCTCCTGAATCTCCTAGTATTACTAAATTAAGTTAGGATGATATTAAAGCAAGATGGGGAGATATAACCGAAGTAAAAGACATTACTATTACAGTTGATGGAGTATAGATAACTTTACCTTTGGATCAAATTCCATTTGTATAGAAAAATAAAATGGATGATGGAACAGAAGTAATAGAATCTGGAAATACTAATGTTATTAATTGCGAGGGAAGAAATATAGTAGTAGTTAATATAGATGGTTTTCATATGCCGTTTTATATGTCTACCGGTTCTGGAGGTAAGAAAAATGTTCCTGCTGGAAGATGGTATCCTTTCTTTGGAATTAATTTATAGGATGGTTGGTTTAATAAAACAACTGAAGAAGATATAAATAACTTTTATAATATTCCTGTTTTACAATAGATTGCAGAATAGTTAAATAAAGTTTTAGGAACAGATAAATAGGATGAATATTTAGGGCCTATTTCTTTCTTAGAAAATCCAGATGGATCTCCTTCTACTTAGTTAACATTTATTAATTAGGAATTTAAACCTACCCCAAGACTTGCTCCAGATGCATTATAGAAACTTACAGATAGTATTAATTTAGCTAAAAGTACTATTGAATCTAAAATAGCAGCTTTAATAAAAAATGCGCCTAAACCTAAGTTACCTGATACATCAATATATGTAAGAGGTTATATTCCAATCATTGAACCAAAATTATTACCTTAGTCAAAGAGAAAAACGCAAATAGATAATACTAATGAATCTAAGAATATTCCTACACCAACTGTTGATACAAGAGGAGAACGTTATAGAATTAATATGTTATTACACCCTTTTAATTCTTTTGAATTAGGTGTCGAAACAGATGCATAGGGCTATCCACATTACATAGGAGATCGTGATATACGTATTGATAGTGTTAACGGTTTAATGAAAATAATGTTAGGGTATAAGACTTAGGATTATATTCAAATTCTTGGACGTCTTAGAGATGCATTTTTAAATATTAGTGATAAAACAGACATATTAAAACGAGTAGAAAAAATTTTAGGATTACAAGGAATTTATTGTACATTTGCATTAAAGAGTTCTTTTAGAATGGATCAACAAAATGATCCAAATTTATATGGAGGTAAAACTCCAAATCCACTTGAAAAAAGTAGTCAAGAAAAAACATTATATAATGGATCTACTGATACCCGAAGCGATGAATGGAATCCAAAAAATATTGTTGCTATAATTGGAACTGAAGAAAAAGGAAATGTATTAGAAATTCCTTTACTTCTAATGTCTTCTCCTTGGACATTAATTCAAACTAAAGACGAAAATGAACAAAGAGTATTTGATTAGATGTATAATACTTTTGATACATTATTGAAATAGAAACTTTCATTCCACGAGATAGCTTGTAGATTAATATAGCAATATGATGGATAGCCTAAATATTAGGAATTAGTTGATTTATTTAAATTATATAATTTTACTGATAATGGTGTATTTTATATAAGAGATTCTAATTGGACTCCTTGTAGAAATCTAACTTTTGAAGGCGCTCATACTATTACTCATAAAGGTTATTATCAAATTACACCTGGACTTTCTATGAATGAAGTAACTAATCCTAAGGATGAATGGCTTACTGTAGAATAGTTAGCAAAGGGTATTGTTCCAGGTAGAATAGAAACAAAAGATAGTAAAAGAAATCCTAATTTTAATATAACTAAATAGGTATTAGTATCATTAAGCGGTAAAATAGACGGACTAAAAACACCAATTGTTAAAAAAGGTTATCCTTTTGTACTTATAGCTCATAATAGAAAATACGATAACGATGTTAAGATAATATAGAGATTTAAACAAGAATGTTTAGATCCATCGTTGCGTAAAGAAATTTCAGTGGAATATATTTTACCTCCTACTGTAACTATTAAAGAATACATTGAAAATGTTAAGAAAATTATAAATAGCGAATAGGGCGTAGAACCTATAGGTGGATTATTTACTTCGTATAATCTATTAAAAGTATTAATGTAGGATGATTCTTTTAAAGCTAGATTAGAACAAAAAATGTTATCTGGATCTATAGATCTTATAACTAAGACTCTTGAAGAATTAGAAGAACTTTCATTAGAAGATAAAATTCAAGCATTAATTAATACACGTGATTGGAATTCTATTGGTTTAGGAGAACATAGTCTTGCTGAATTAATGAATGGAGTATTAGTAAATCTAGCTTATAATGTAACTAGAAATAGTCTTACATCTGAAGGAAATAGAGCAATATTTAATTAGTCTGAACCAGATCTTAAATTAATAGAAGATGTTCTAAAAAAAGCTGGAATTACAGAAATTTCTTACGATGTCAAAGTAACAAGAGATAGTATACCACTTGAAGGGTTTTATATACCTATTCAAGATCCAGAGTATAAGATTTCTGGTAAACCTTTTAAATTTCATGGAAAAATTGATCCTTATACTTTTTCTGGTTAGATCGGAGATTTTATATCATATTGTCTTTCTAAATTAGTAGCTCCTTAGGGAACAACTGTTGACGAAATATTAAGTGGTAAGAAAAAAGGTCATTTACAAAGTACAGATACTTTCTCCTATTTTGTTTTTCAAACAGGATAGATTGGAAATTCAAACTTAAATAAACCAAAGAAAAAGTCTAAAGAAGAAATATTTATAGAGGATACTATTAAAATAGTTAAAGCTAAAACAGGATTGGATACTTCTAATTTATTTAAAGGAAAGTCTATTGAAGAAGCTTTAAAATTAGTAGTATAGAGTATAAATTCTGGAAATAATAATGTAATAGCTTTTACTATTGGAAATACTTTAAAAATCAGTTAGAAACACCCAAAATTACAAAGCCCAATAAGTCTTTCTGATAATAATGGAAAATCAATAACTGATCTTACAGGATTAAGTGATATAAATGGAATATATAAATTTAGTATTTCATACTTTGAAAATGGATAGCAAGTTAATTTAAATGTAGAATTTGATTCTTCTAATAATGAATTAATAGGTATTGCTGAATAGGAATCAGAGCCACAATTTCCAGAATTATCTGTTAACGAAAGTAATTTTGGATAGTATATATAGGATGCTTCTTTTATTTCTAAAAGATTTGATTATGATTACGAATTAATACAAATATTAGATTCAAATAATTTTAATGATTTAATAGAAAGATTAGATCGTTTAGATTATGTTGATGAAGATTTGAGAATTCAAGATTTAGAAGCTGCACTTGATACAGCTTCAGACGTACAAAGATCTATTATTCAAGATTTAATCGCAATAGAAAAATATCATAAAATGCAGAAAAACTCTACAGGTTGTTCTGAAATTAAATTAAAAATTAAATTTTAAAATGGCGGATAAATGTAATATAACTCCTGAGAATATTAAAAAAATAAATTCTAAACTTTTAGCTTTATTTATTTATAAAAGAAGATCTTATAATATTTCTGACTTTAAAAAAGAATTACTCAGGATAATTGATGAAATGAAAGATGAATATACTTTAGAAAATGCAACTCAAATATCGGATCTGATCTACAATCACGCTCAAAGAAGTGGAATTGTAGATCAGGATTCCAATTTTTTTAGTCCGGAGTTTTTATTACAAGCGGTTATAGCTATAAAATCGGGAATATAGATAGGAAATATAGATAGTTCTGAACGAATAACTAACGCAGAATAGGTACGACTTAGGCGTGATGTTACTAACGAATTTCTTAATGTACATTATGGAGCTGATTCCGAAGTTAGAAATGAGTTAGAAAAAGTTACTAGAGATAATATATTTGAATGTTGCATTATTAATAGAGGCTATATAAATCAAGATTCTGTTAATGGGTTACATATTAGAAAAGGAATCGTTAGACCTGAGGAGTTAAATTCTAATTTAAGAGCTTACTAGGAAGAATTATTTGCTAGAATGGTAAATTATTTTAGAGATCTCGTATAGCGATCTCCAGATATGGAAATATCCGATGAAGATAGAAAACTTTTACAAAATGCTACACTCTATATTTAGTAGGATAAACAATTAGTTAACTCTGGAGATCTTCTTAGATTGAACTCTTGGATTGAACGATATTTATCGGTAGAAGTCATGCGACCTAATGGATCTAATGACATTCTAGAAAATCTCTATAATACTTCTAAGAATACAAACAAAACTGCTGAAGAAAGAAGGCAAGCTAAATTACGTTTAGATGCATATAATGCATTTGTAATGTTAACTCATTTTGATACTTTTTTAGCGATTACATTAGGTAAGGCTATAAATATAACTTCTTTGAATAATCTATCTGGAAAAGATAAATACTCTTTAAACGATAGAGTATCAAATTTAATTACAACTTGGAGAGACGATGAGGAAGACATAAATGTAGAAGCTGAGACTGATGTAATTAGTAAACTTGCAATTACTACTACTAGAAAAATTAAATGGGGATCAGATCAACCGGTTGATGGAGAATATATTCATTTTCAAGATTTTGCTTATATTATATCAAAAATTAAAGATTTATGCTTAAATGAGGATGTTTAGAATCTTAGATTTGATTTAGACTTTCAAGATAATCATGAAAGTACGTGGGAAGCGTTGTCTCCAAAATTACAATAGTATCTTTTGAAGCATAAAACTTTAGCTGGTGCAATAGCAGCAGTTCGTCAAAATCCTAGATAGAATTTACCATACATTTTTGAATTATTTGCAAATAAAGAATTTTATGATCTTAATAAAGGTACATTCTATAATAATAAAGACTTTCTAGAATACGATAGGGATGTTATTAATTCACTAAGTAAAGGCATTTTTGATGAAAATTCAAATACTAGTTTAAACTTTTTAACTGAAGTTGGCCCTCAATATGATTTTTTCTCGTATATAACACAAGTTGCAGATTCTATTTTTAATGTTAATCATATATAGTATTATCGAAATCCTAATGGAACTATTCAAACTAGAACTCTTATAAGTCAAGGAATTAATAATATTAGAAGATAGATTGAATAGACTATTAATAGTAAAAACGATATAAGTTTAATTGGTAAATTTGAAGATTATGAAAAAGCTCTTGATATCAAAGAGAAAGAAAATAAAAATGGGAATTTTAGTGGTATAACCTATAAAATTCCTAATACTGAAATAATAGTAACTGTTGATATTGGATCATAGCGTATATCGTTTCCCTCGGATATAGATTTTTATGAATTATGGACTTAGAATAATAATATAAAAAGATTTGTTGACTCTATACTTGGTACAAGAATATCGTCAGATATTAAATTTTATAACGCCTTATTAAATGAATATAATTAGTAGCAACGTACCTTATGTCAAGACCTATTAACTCTAGTTTCTAGTATAATTGCTAATCAAAAACTTGCATATAAAGTAAAGGATAAGTCTTTAAAAGAAATTGAAGCTGAGTTATATAAATATAGAAAAGGCCCAAGACTTCAAAGACGTTTTAATAGAGTCAATTTAGTAAGTGATACACATATTGCAATTTTAGATAGATTAGCAAATGCCAAAGCTACTGCTGTTGGACTTGCTGCCGCTGCATCAGTAAAAGATGGAGATGGTAAAGATTAGAGTTTACAAACTCCAAGTCGTTTACTAGGATCTTTAATGTCTCAGTGGTATTTATAGGAAATGAAAGGTAATTCAGCCACACGAGATTGTTTACTATTTAGATCAGGAATATTTGAAAATGTTTATAATGTAAAAGAATATAAAGATGAATCTGAAGGAGTAAAACCTGCAGTTGATATGAATGTGGCAGAAATGTCATACGCAAGTATTATTCAAGATTTTATTGGAGGATTATGTAAATATGATTCAACAAAAGGTATACCATTTGTAGGTAATAATCATTTTTTGTTTTTAGCAGCAGTAATGTCTGATAAAAATACAATTGCCAAGATTCGAGTTAATCTTAATAAAATATTAGAATAGTATAACAAATCTATAATTGAGTTAACAAATGAAGAACTAGAACAATTAATTATATAGGAATTAGGTTCTATATATTCTAAAACGCTGGATAATGTACTTGAGGATTGGAATAAAATTGATACTTTCATTAAAGATACATATCCTGAATTAATAGGTATTCCGAGTTTATAGTTCGATTATGTTAATGACTTTAAAAACTTTAATGATTGGTGGAAGAATTAGGCAATTATTTAGGGAAAAGCCTTTACTTCAAGATGGGGAAATTCTCCAGTTGAATGTATTAAAAAAATTACTCTACTATATAATCAAAAACATAGATTATATCCTTTATCGTTAATAGATTAGGTTCATTTTAAAGGTAATAAATCTAAATATATTAATGGTGAAGATGAAATTAAAATTATTGAATTAGGAGTCAATCATGTTTTTTTAAGTTAGGTAGCTAGATTTAATCCAAGTTATGCATAGTCCAAAGGAATAAATACTAAGAATTATATTGATGCATAGGGATTTTTTAAACGTAAATAGGAAGAAGTTTTAAAAAGTCTTATTAAGTCTGGGTTTAGAGTTAATATATCTGATGATAAGTCACAAGAATTAAAATATATTAGAGATAACTATAAAAATAATTTGGATAAATCAGTTGTTATGATAGATGGCAATTCTTATAGAATTGCTACAAAAGACGATTTGATTAGAATAATAGAATAGTTACCTGAAGATTGGACAGCGACATCTAGTGATATAATTTTAAATATTCAACTTGATGGACAATCTATTGCAATTAATACAAGAAGTGATTTAATTAAATTTACAAATAACTTACCTGAAGATTGGGTAAATACTTCTAATGATGTAATTTTAGCACGAGTTTTAATAGATGGAAAATATAGAATTATTACTGCTAAAAGAGATTTAATTAAACTTTCTCTAGAATTAGGATTAGAAACATCTGATACTAATGAGATAATAGAACGTTTATCTAAAAACTATTAGATAGAATTAAATCCATTTATTAAACAATATAATTACCTAAGCTATTTATTTAGCTAGGAATTCATGATTTCTTCGGTAGGTTCTTTTATCGCACATCCTGAGAAATCTAAGGATATGCCTGGTGAAACATTTGCAGAAAGAATATTACGTAGAGAAGCAGCTTGTTTTTAGGCACAGCATAAACGTAACGTTTAGTATACTGCGTCTATGCAAGAATTTGAATTGAATCTTTTAAACGGAATTCCTGAAAAATATAATATAGCAGTTATAGAAGATATTACTGATAAACAAGGAGTTATAACTGGTGATTTAAATATTATAAAACCGTTTGATGGTGCTACTTTTGTTAATCCATTTATTGTTTTACTAGAAAACAATTCATTAGGTGGAGCAAAAGCTGGAATAACTAAGAAACAATTTGTTCATTTTAAAGATTCTAGAACTGGAACTGGAGGTATTATTAAGACAGCTGGATTTGGATTAACTAACGATCTCATTAGAAATTGTCCTCTTTTAGAAAAGATGATGTAGAAAATGACTGATCATATATGGTTAAATCAAGATGGAAGTGAAGCAAGTGTTAATATTATTCACGGTTTATTTGGAGATATACATCTGAAAAATTTATATTTTAAAGAAGGAAATAGATATTTTAGAATTGAAGATATTAGACCTACAGGTAATAAAAATGAATATTAGAGAGTTTTATAGGAAGTAGCAGAAGATGGTGAAACCCTTATAGGTAGACCTTTTGTTGAAGAAGCCAAAACTATAAATACAAATTATTTATTATGGAACTATTTAGGTGGAAAAAATTCTATGAGTTTAGATTAGAATGGATTCCATATGTCCGAATCCTCAATTGAAAATGTAGTTACTATAATGAATAGTGTTGGAACGCGTATAAATCCAACTGGTTCTATAAAAACGCAAGAAGATGTTTGGTAGCCTTTGAAACATGTTGATGTTCATTATGTTGCAACAGCGGGTGCTGTAAAATAGGGTACTGCTAATATTAATTCGGTATCAAAATATACAGATGAAGAACCTTATGACATTCAGCAAATAAATATGTATTAGGCTGGAATTTAGCTTGATAAGGAACATCATGCCGATGGTTCTGAGTTGTCTCTAATGACATAGGTTGTTTCAGCATGTGCATAGAGAGGATATACTTTTGAAGCTGCTTCTAAATTATACGATGCTCTTAGAAAAGCAAATGAATTAGGAGTAAAAGATCACCTAGAGGCAGTTAGGACATTTGTATCTGGAGCAAATAGTCATGCTTTATAGGAAGTAATGATGGATACTATTATTAAAAATCTAGCAACAAGTAATAGTGAAAATTTTGCAACTGCAATTGCTTATGATTTAATTAAACAAGCTCAGGCTGGTAAAAAAATAAAATTTGTAGATAAAGCAATGCTTCCTCTAAGTGATAATGTTATATATAGTAAAATATTTTCTATTATAAATACATATTTAACTAATTCTGGTATTAAACAATCAATTCCTGGAATTTTATCAGTATTAACTCCTTCTTATGATCTTTTTAAAATTTATATTGACAAGAATGGAAATTCTGTTAAATATGAATCATTTTCTGATCCAGATACTGAGTTAATAGAATCTCAAATGTAGATGGATTAGAATCCAGTTTTTGATATTAATGATCCAAATACAAATATTTCAAGACTAGAACTTGGAAGATATTATAATATAACTAAATAGAAATTTACTAAAGACGGATAGGAATATTACGAATCCGAATCAGTCTTAATAAATAACCCCGCCGACTATAGAAAGCTAAAATAGGGTATTATCGATGGTACTGTAACTAGAGTAGTTGAAAATGTAATAAAAGGTAGAAATTTAGCTGCTTACAATGTTCGATATAAATCTGTTTCAGGAGAAGAATTTTAGTTATGGGATCTCGATTCTGTAGGAGCTTTATATGAATTAAAAGAAATATAGGATATAAAAAACGAAGAAGAGAGAGATAATCGACTTAGACAACTTGCTTAGTCTATATTTCCAAAGGTACTAATTACTCCAGAATTTTTAGAAAATATTGAAGTTTATATTAGGAGATTAGTATAGCAAGACTTAATGAATTTATCAAAATCAGAAGTTGATATAATAAAATCATATAACAAATTACTTGCAACTTATGAAAATACTCCAGTCTGGTTTAATAGGTATTCTCAATGGGTAAATATTGTATTAGGTACTCCTAATAATAATGTTATAGATATTAACGGAGTTAAGATTAAATTAACTGAAGAAAACTTTCAAAATTACGAGCCTACTATTTTAGAAATGATAACAGCTATAACTAAGGTTAAAATAGGAGGCGAATTAATAACCGTTGATAAATCTAGTGTCTAGACTCAACCTTATGAAATTATAATGCCAAAAATCTTTGCTACAGAATTTGGGCTTAGAGAATTTGATAGTTTATCAGATATAAAAAATGATCCTGATTTCTTTATTAAATAGTATCTTGAAAATTAGAAAACTTAGGTAGAAGAAAGATAGTATGATGTTGAACTTAAAAAATCTAATATTGATCTAACAAAACCTGAAAAAGGTCATTATTATCTTTTAAGTAAAAAAGGTGCAATAGGTGCAGGATTAACTAAGAAGGATACAATTCATACAGTTGTAATAGATGGGACTCTTTATAGAGAAGATGCTGAAGGAAAGCTAATGTATGAAATTACAGAAGATACTGAAATATATACTGATCAATTTGGACACGAAGTTATAGTAACTGATAATTTAGATTTCTATATAAAGAATCTACATTACGATTCTATAAAATTATCAGAAAACATTAAACCTTCAATAATACGATCTTTATATTCTCAATTAAAAAACATTAATAAAAAATAGGTTAAAGATTTTTATCGTCAAGTATTTTTTCAAGGAGTTGATAATATTGATAATGTTCGAGAACATAATCGGTAGTATCATAATATTACATTAGATAACTATCAAAATTTTCCATCTCATCCCATCGTTGTCAGTGGAAAAGAAAAATATGCTTCGTTTTTAAAGACATTAGACGTTGTAGCAGCACGTATTCCTGCGCAATCGATGCAATCTTTCATGCCTATGAAAGTTATAGCTTTTGATAACCCTAATATTAACACTGCATATGTATCTACGCTCCAAATACTTCTTTAGGGTTCTGATTTTGACATTGATAGTGTATCTATTGCTACATATGATGTTGATAGCAATGGTCTTCTACAACTTTGGTCACCATATGCCAATATTTAGTCAGAAGAATTAATAGAAGCTTCTATGGAATTACCAATTCCATCTGGAGTTGAAATTAAAGATTTTGAAAAAGTAGATACCAAAGATGAAATAGTAGAATTTATGTCAAAGTATTCTCGTTTATTTGGAAGAATTTATATGGTTCGAGATAAAGAAGGAATACCCTCTAATACAGAATTAGATATTTCATTAAGAGATGTATATACTGTAGAATAGCTTTAGTTAGTTAAACAATTCTTAGTAGATATACAAAACTTAAAAATTCCAAATGAATTTTAGTATTAGGAGCTTGCTAAAGAATTAACTAAATTAGGAATTATTGAAGATAGAATATCTGAAATGTATATTCCATCTTTATTTGAAGGATTAAAGGAAATAGCAAATAAACATAACTTATATTTAGACAAATTATCTAAGTATAATTTAAAAAAAGTAATTAATAACTATACTTTATATTCAATGTATAGTACTATTGATGATCCTGTTAATCTTTTAGCTGCACATGCTCCAGTAGATGCTACAACACAACCTTTAAAAGACATAGGTAATACTTCAAAAGAAGCTAAAGAAGTTGAAAATAGAACTGCTGGAAATGAAATTAATAAATTTGAAAGTATTGATGAAAATCAGGTAGGTAAAAAAGGTATTGCAATTAATGCTACAGGATTAAAAGGTTTCTTTGGATTAACTCAATATTATAATTATTTATTAAATCATGGTACATCTGAATAGCAAAGAAGATGTTTATTAGGGCCAGGTAGAAAAGGAATTAAAATAAAAGGAAAAGTATATAAAACTTTAGCTAATATTAGAGCTTTAGATCCAAACACTATTACGAATGACGATGTACTTGAAGCTTTAGCTTCAACACAAAATGATAGAGATACAGCTCTTATACTAAGTGCGCTTTTGTCACTTGCTACAGATAATGCAAAAGAATTACAGCTATCAAAGTTAAATGCAACTATAAAGACATTAGGTCTTTATATATATGGCATATCAATAGGAATGGATTTTAAAGAGATAGCTAATATAATGATGTCAGATGTAGGTAGAGTTATTAACGAAATTATGAGCGAAGATAGATTTTCAGAAAAAGAAGGATAGAATTCTTTCAATTCTGTATTTAAATATCTAGATGATGGCCCTATATTTATATTATAGAAATTTGATATATGGAAATAGAATGGGCAAACTATAACGTCTCCATATGATTTCTTAGCAGGTAGAGTTTTAAAAGAACTTCCATATCGCAGTGATAAAGGAGATCAATATGGTTTTGCCAAAGTTTTAGCAGAATATGCTAAAGATACAAACATACCTTTATCGTAGAAATTACAATATTTTGAAAACTATAGATCTCAATTTAAAGGATATAATACAGAGATATATACATTATATCAGTAGTTAATAGATTTTATATAGGATTATATATATCAAGTTCATACTATTAATCTAAATCCAGAAATTTATAATGATATAAAAGTTTTGGCAGGAGGTGCTGCTGAAATGCGTACATTAGGTTAGTTATTTGGTTTAAATAAAGGACTTAAATCATCTTCAGAAGAGTTCTTTAATTAGATTGTTAATCTAGAAATGTGTATTTATAATGAAACTAAAGATTAGGAAGATATTATAGATTTAACTAAATTTGCTTTTGATAACACTGTTGATGAACAAGGAAAAACTTATAGAGATAGATGTATTGAAAAATACGAAACTGTAAAACACTCTTTTAATATACTAGATGCTATAAGTAAAGTCCCTCATTTTATGTCTTATTTACAGGATTTGGTAACTGCTAACCAAGAAATTTTACAATCTTTTAAATATAGAAGTACAAAAGCATTATTTCTTTAGTTAGAAAAAGAATTAAAACTTTCTAGTGCTCAAAAATCCCGTGCTAAAACTATTAAAGGTATACAAGATTACTTAAATAATTATATGAGAGATAAATGGCTTTTAACAAAAGGTCATACGATTATTATTCCTGCAGAAAGTATTATATATGATAAAAACGGACATCCACAAAAATTAGAACAAGCCTATCCTATACAACTTGGTACTGCTTGGGGTAATGCAACCTTTAAACGATGGTTTGAAGAAGAAGTAATTCCTAAATTAAAGCGTGGTGAAATAGTTCCAGGAAAAACTTTTATAGGCATATCCGGAAATAAATTTATACAAGATTTAACTGCTGATACATTAACAAAAACAATATCGTCTAATCCTACTCTTGTATACAGTTTACCTATTAATATGTTTGCTAAAACTGAATCAGATAGAGCATTATTAAATGATTATAAATCAGAGTTTAACAAATTAAGATAGTATGCATTTGTATATGATGGAAATTCAAAAGGATATCCTATTATAGATTTATTTACTCTTTATGCTATGATAGCATACGATTGGAAAGTTGGAGAAAATTCTTTAGTTTCAATGTTAGAAGCATATTCTAATACTGGTTTAATAGAAGAATATCATAATTCTGTAAGAAACATGGATTTAACTGGAGAAATATTAACTAAAGATGATATAACATTAGAAAGTATTCTACCTTATATAGTTCCATTTGGAAGTCCTTGGTCATCAACTAAACCATATATTAAATCTAAAAATCAAGAAACAAAACTAGTTGAGATGATGGAAAAGGTAGAAAAACCAAAACAATCGCCATTTGAGGATGATGAGGCTGATATTTTAGCGGAGTTAATAGGTGATAATTCTGATAATGAATCAACAGATAGAGGAAATTATAAAGTTATTTCTCAATAGTTAGATTCAAAAGATTTTACTACTGGTAATTTAGGTTTAATATAGGAAGACGAGATAACTATTAAAGATCCAAGTAATGATAGTAATATATCTATGCAAGTGTTCTTTAATCCTGAATCTAAAGCAATTGTTGGAATAAATATACCATCACATAAATTAACTATTGAAACATTCCCAGAAATAAAAGAAGTTCCAATGGCTGTAGTAAATAATAAAATTGTTATTGATTTAGATCTTTTAAGTGCTGTAATAGATCAAAAATTACATCCATGTGGTTAAATTGAACCGCGTTTTAATTAATAATATTTATGGCAATATGTATAAATAAAAATTCGGCACAATACCAGTCCCTAAAAAATAGGGCTGGTATTTCCGAATTTATGTTAGATGCTGTATGTAGCGATTATTTAAAAAGATTTGGAAGATTTCCTTATCTTGATGAATTACCTAATAGTAATTCTTAGCCTTATCTAGAAAAACAACTCTAGATTAAAAATAATAATAGTACATCAATTCAAACAATATTAGAATATACTGGAAAATAGACTATAGACGAAGCAATAGTGGAATTAAATAATTAGTATAGAGACTTAGAAATAAATATAGTTCCAATTGACTCAGAAGCTATTGTTGATATAGTCAGAAGACCAACAAAATATAATTATTCTCAATCTGAGGTAGAATATAATCCAGAAATAGATAGTTGCTAGGTTATTTACAACTCATTACATAAATTAGCCGATGTTTATGGAATTAAATTCCATGAAATCACTAATAACGAATTAAGTTAGCCGGAATGGGTTGAATTAATTCCTGATGGATATGCAGTAAACGCATTTGTATATAATGGAGAAGTATATGTAAATATAGATAGAGCGTCAGTAGATGCTCCTATACATGAATTATTTCATATATTAATAGGTTCTTTAAGATTTACAGATCCAAAATTATATGAAGAATTAATTCATTCAGTTGAATCTTTACCTTAGTATAATGTGTTAATTCAAGATTATCCTAGAAAATCTAGAAACGATATTAACGAAGAAATATTTGTTACTGAAATGGCTAAGTATATTTCTGGAAAACCTTCTAGTTTTACTAATTTAGATGATAAAACATTACATGAAGTATTATATACAGTTAGAAGAACACTAGATTCTATCTTAATGGGATAGAATAGTGTTCAATCTATTTCTGATTAGAGACTTCTAAATTTATCTTTAAAAGATATTGGACAGATTGTTGGATCTTCTATTATGGCTAATAATTATAAATGGTTATCTATAGAAGGATCAGAATTACATAGAAAAATAAATAATATAAAATCAGATTTAATAACTAAAGGACTTCTTCAAGAATATTGTAATTAAAAATGGCTTGTCGATATATTTATAAAGGTCATATATTTGACTCAGAGATTGCGTTGGATGACTTTTTAATAGAAAAATATCCATATGAATCAAAACTAGGAGATATTGTTTTTGATGCAGAAAGAACGACCAAATCAGATGAAATTATTAATATTCTTCAATCAGTTAAGAAACGTTCTGAAGAATTATAGAAAAAATATAAAGAATGGGAAGCATCTGGTAAAATCAAATATGGTGAAGATGGAGAAACATCCTTAACTCAACCTCCTTATATTGGTGTAACTGCGTATTTGTCTGGTTTATATAATGAAGAAGGTAAACTTCTTTTTCCAGAATTTAGAGAAGATGAATATTGGAAAAGACGTTTTAAAAGATGGGCTGAGGGCGATTTTCACAATCCTGATGGAACTTTAAATGAAACTGAAATTGAAGAATTTGGAATAGATATTAATAATCCGCCTAAAATAATCGATTCAATAGAATAGGAAAAAAGGAAAGAGCAGATTAAAAAGAGATGGGAAACTCAAGCAAAAACTGGTACTGCTATTCACAATGTTCTTTAGATTGTATTCTAGTAGACTAATGGAATATATAATTTTAATTTATCTGATGAAGAATTATATAAACTTGTTAAAAAACGTTTACTTTCTAAAAATGAACCTTATATAGATGATACTACTATAAGACAAGCTATTGCTCATGGTAAAAAATTGTAGAAAGAATTAGAATCAAATTACGGATCTGATTTAATGTATTTTCCAGAATTAGCTATTGCAGCAGATACTGTACGAACATCTGATGAATCTACAACTTTATATGGTATTATTGACTTATTAATAGTTGATAAAAAAGGAAGAGTTCATATATTAGATTATAAAACTTCTATACATACATACGACAGTTTCTCTCCTGTAAAGAAACGTGCATATAGTTATTAGATGGCTACGTATCAAAGAATGTTAGATAGAAATGGAGTAAGTACTTATGGTGGAGATATAAACATTTCACCAATTTAGATAAAGAATTTTAGAAAGGATGAGGACTAGTATATTTATGATGGAATTGATGCACCAGAAGCGTTTAGAAGTTTAGACGTAAGACAAAGTGCAGAAAAAATATGGGATAACATTGAAGAATTCTTACCGGCTAATTTTAATATAAGTACAGTTACTGAAAATGCGGGAGAAACTGTTGCAGATTTTATGATGTCTTGTTTTCCTTCATACAATTCAATGCGAAAAGCTACCGAAGACTAGGTAACAAAATTACTTGAAAAAAATAAGAATTTAATTCCAGATGAAAACGGTGTATTTAGCTTTACACCATATGATGTAAAAAACGCACAACCAATAACTTCAACAGATAAAGTCGAATTTGTTAAGAAAGTTACTAAATATATATAGAGTATACCAAGTAAAAGAATGAAACTAACAGGAGATATTAAAACATACCTGTAGAAAATATCAGAATCAGATAATGGAACTAGAGGAGTAGATTTTCCTTCACCATCTAGTTTTAAATTAAATCCTGATGCTGAAAGAGATTGGATTCAAAGTACTTTATCTAAATATGCTGATGGAAATTGGATAGTAGAAAATTAGCCAACTTTAGAAGCTTATGGTATAATAATGTTAAAAACTAAGCCTATCCCTGGAGCTAAATAGCAAGTTGATTTTGTAAGAGTTAGTACTAGTTATTTAAATTAGCATTATAGACGAAATGCTAAAGATGATGATGTTCCAAAAAATAGATAGGGTTTAACAGGACGATTTGAATCCGATGTTTAGTCGTAGTCAAAGGCTGGATCCATGATGGCTGTTGCAGCTAATGGAAATGTTGAATTAATAGAAACACTTGCATTTATTAACCAAATTTCTGGATTAGAAGGAGCAATAATAGGAAATATTTCTGTTGTTAATCCAGTATATGCAGATGGATTACAAATGTCTAACGAATAGCTATTATATTGTTTTAACGAATTAACAAAATTTAAGCCATTAGCAAATAATAGAATTATATCTGGAGATATTCGATTTGCTACAAAAACGGAATTAGTTTTGTAGGAATTAAATCGAATTGTTAATGCAGGAGAAAATAAAGAATGGAATGATGAATATAGACATTTTAGAAAGTTTAAATCATGTATTCCTAACTGGGATTAGCTTATAAATAGTGATACTGAAGATTAGATTAAAGCTTTAGAACAGCTTAAAACGGAAATAGAAAATTATAATGATTTATACAATCAAGTTTCTGGAAAATATATAAAATAGAAAGAGCTTAGTACAATTCCTGTATCATTGTATAATAACATTTTAACTGCTATTTCTAGTTTAAGAGGTATTAATTTTAGACAACAATTAGAAGACCACGATAAATGGTTAGAAAGTATAATGATATTTTAGCATGGTATATCTGGATCTTATTTAGATAATCCTGGCAACTTGAGTAGCGATACATTAAATACAGTAACTAAACTAGTTACAGAAGCATATTAGAATGTACGCGATGAGATGCAACGCAAGAAAATTAAACTTACTAAACTAGTAGAAGCAGTAAAAAAAGAAGCATAGTTTGGAGGAATTATTGATTCTGTTGTTGGTAATCAGGCTTCACTATACACCGATCTTTATGATGAAAGAGAAGATGGTAATTTTGTTTTTAAAAGGTTAGAACAAGTATAGAGTCCAGCAAAACGAGCTTTGTTGGAGTTTGCGTTAGAAGAAATAAACGCTAAACGTTTTAAAGGTAAATTAAAGTCTGAATTGGATGCTATGAGAGACAGCGGAGATGAAAAATATTATGAAGTTCCTTTAGCTTTAGGTAGTTCTGATTCTCTTGCTACTTAGACTAACCTAATGTCTTTATTAAAAGCTAAATTGTCTTGGATGCGTCCTAAAAACGCTTTTGAACGCGCATAGAAAAAACTTCGAGGTATACATGAAAAAATCTATAACGATGATGGTTCAATAAGAGATAAAACATAGTTATTATATAAGATGTCAAATATGTTCGATAAAGGATAGCAAGACGATAGAATAAAAACTATTAAAGACCAAGGTGGAATTGAGAAATATGAACATAATTTAGAGACACTTTTACTTAAACATATGTTTGCTTATTCTGTATAGGAAAATATGGATGCTGTATTTCCTATGATTAAATCCGCTATAGTTCATATTTAGATGCAAGGAGCTATGTAGAATCAACCGTTTAAAAAAGATATAGAATACCTTGAAGATTATATTAGGAATAAGATTCTTAATGAAAGTATTGTTGATCCTAAAAATCAAAAATGGGTAAATGTTGTAAATGTTATTAAAAAGGCTGCAAGTAAATTTACTCTTGCTTTTGCCCCTGTACAAATGTTTTATCAACCATTACAAGGGTTATGGACTGATATTAGTCTTATAATTAGAAAACCTGATGGTAAAGAGTCATTTACTTTTAATCATTTTTTAAATTCAATTAAAATAGTTGGAAAAGATCTTTTTCATTATTCAAATAAACCAACATTATGCCAATTATTAAATGAAACCTATGGTCTTAATGATATGGATATGAATTAGTATGTTGAAAAAATAAGTAAGACTAAAACAGGAATTTGGAATTTTGATAATTTTGCATATAAATTTGCCTCTCGTCCTGATTATTATAATAGAATGAGTATCTTTTTATCTTAGATGTAGGGAGATGGTTGTTTAGAAGCACATTCTATCAATTCAGATGGCTAGTTAGTATATGATTGGAAAAAAGATAAACGTTTTTCTGAGTTTGCTAAAAATCCTAAAGGAAATACTCCTGAAATTAATGCATAGCGTTCATTGTATTATACTGTAGCTAAACAATTTGTTAATGAACATGCTAAAAAACAAGACGGAACACCATTTGAATTAAAAATGGAAGATCCTCAGGATCTGCCAAGAGCCTATACAAATAAACAAGCAGAATCTATGAAATCTTTAAGTGATGATATTTATGGATATTATTCTAGTGAAAAAAAATCACTTATAATGTCTACTGCTTTAGGTTCAATGTGGTTACAATTTAAAACATTCTGGTCTGGTAAAAAGAATCAATATCTTGGATCTCAAGGAGTTAAATTAAAAGGTCATTGGGAACATTATAAAGAAAATGATATTAAGTATTATTATAGAGTAGATAAAAATGGTAAAATACTTTATAATGAACCTCCTATTCCAGATAAAAAACCAAATGAAACTTATGCAGGGGAGATTGCAAATACTCCTGATAAATAGATAGCTCCATTTTACTAGTGGAAAGGACAATGGCAAGAAGGAATACTATTAACGATTGCTGATATTGGTAGAAATGGTTTTAGTCCCGCAGCTTTAAAAGAAGGATTTAAAGCAAAATGGAATGAAGAAGATTTAGATCTTCGTACTGTTTATAGAAGCAATATTAAGTAGTTAGGCTATGATCTTATAATGTTTACAGTATTTGGAGGTCTTTTAGGTGCATTATTAGGTGATTGGTTAAAAGAGCTAAAAGATGATAATAAAGATAATCGTGATTTTGTTACTGGACTAGGAATTACTGCTGCAAATATTGCTGTAATGTCAGTAAAGAATTCATTCTTAGATTCTAATTTTATAGAATCTATTGGAAGTCCAATTAGTTCTTGGACTCCATTTTCATTTGAATGGGGCCTTAGAACTTGGAAAAATTGGTGGAAAGTAGCAATGGGCGACGAAGACTTCTGGGATGGAGTTGTTAAGACTTCTGGAGGTTTAAAACAGATTAAACCTATATTAGATACTATTAAACCTGATATATTTAGGACTGAACGTGAAGGTGGAACATTTAACAAAGAATAAGTAATTAAAAAAATAAGGCTCATAACCTAATATACTCTAATCAGTATACTAAGTTATGAGCCTTACAAATAATATTAAAAAAATAAGGCGGAAACACAGACTTTTATTTAGTCTATGCTTCCGCCTTTTATTTATATGTACCAGTTAACATCGTGACCTTTAGATTCAAGTCGTTTTCCTTCTTGAATAGCCTTATTTTTTCCAGAACTAGAATAATCGTATATAACCCAGTTCTTCCATCCATACCATGTTTTCTTTTGGATTACATACCCAATGTCCATGACGAGGCTAGAGTATAAACCTACTCTAAATCTTGACATATTTTTAGAAATTTATAATGTTTCTCCTTAATGTTTAAAGTCCTTGTTTATCCATCCACATTATCGTCATGATACTATATACTGCCATATCAAGTAAAGTATCTTTAATAGATTCGTCTTTAACTAATATTTCTTTACCTCTAGATAAAGTCTTGAATCGATTCCACTTATCACCTATCCTAATCCTAGAAGCAGCAATACCTTCTTCATCTAAAGATTCTTCAAAACTGTTACCATAATCATGATTCTTTTTCACAAAAGTTTCATGCATTTTAGTAACAATTTCTTTAAATTTATCAGAATCAGTTACTTTAGGAACAGTTACTTTAGAAATAGTAGCGGAATCAGTAATAGTTTCAACATGACTTCTCCAATCAATTCCTTCTACACTTTTACAATCAAGTCCTCTAGTTATATTATATATACTATTGTCTTTAAATACAATAATATCATTTATATCCATGAGTTTAACACCATTTTTATAACAGGGTTGAATACATTTATACATCATACGAGATATTCTTTTACGATATTAGAAATTATTTTACCATCTGCTGTAGGAAATTTAGATTTTAGATATTTAATAACATTTCCCATCTCTTTCTTAGGGATAGCAGGACTATCTAAACCAACAACAGGATTTTCACTTTCGTGTTTTTCAAGATACGTGAAATACCATTTGCACAACTCAGAACATATCTGTGACTCACTCACTGGCGCAGGAAGCAACTTTTTCACTACTTCCAATTCACTTGTATATTCCGATACTAAATCGTCTCTATTTGCATCTGAGAACTGTTTTATAGCATCTTCTAAATTCTTTGCGTATTTAGAAAATATCGAGAGTTGTGCTTCACTAGTTAGTTCTTTTGGAGCATTTTTAGCAGTAAGAAATTTCTGTTCTTCCGCCTTAAGATTCTTATAAGCATTTAGTGCTACTTTATCTTTCGATAAAATAGCAGATTTAATTAGAGAGGTAATATCAAGCATTAAATTCTATTTTTATATAACCTTCGTTAGTACATTTATTCGTATTTAATTCCTACTATTTCACTATTAATAAGAGTAGACGAATCCTCGAATAGTGGAGGAAAATTCGGAGAGACAGCAGTACAGGTAGTAGTCCAATATCCTTTACTAGGACTATATAAAATTACTTCAGAACCTTTCTTGAGTTTAGATTCGTCTCTGGTATATTTGACTCCATTAAGCATAATTTTATTTTTTGTAATATAAATATGACCTATTGGAAGATCAAACTCAGCTGGATAAAGTTTATTTATTTGGATTTCTTCATATAAATCTTCTGGAACAAACCAAACTTCAGTTGTATCATTTTCGTCTCTAGAATTAGCACTGTAACATTCTTTATATCGAGGATGTTCCATATAGTCCTGAATTTCAGGCCAATATACTAATATATATTTATTCATGCCAATTTATTGTTATTTCCGTGAAAGTTTTCGGAAGTCCTATATAATTTTGAACCTTAGTATGAATATTATAATCTAAATCTAGTAATGTATGGAATATATAATCAACTTCCTCTTCAGTATAATCATCATGTATTTTTATACTATATTGTCCATTTTCGGCGGCACTTATAATTTGACGCATTATTCTATCTAATGCATTTTTTCGTATATTTTCTTTTGTTATGTTTCTAATTTCTTTAGCTGATGGTAATTTCATTTCTTTTTCTTATTATTAGAAACTGTATTTTTCTTTTCTCCAACGTATTTATAAATAAGTTTAGAATCAGGAAACTTTTTAAGGATTTCAGAACTAAGTTCTTCAATGTTACTACACTTATTACTAATTTCTCCAAGATCCTTAAAGTCAATATCGTTCCATTCTAATTGATACCAATCTTTATTATTAAAACTAATTTTTTCTTGATATAGTTGATTCATCGTCTTCCCAAGTTTCGGTAATTATATCACATAAGTATTGAAGATTTTCCTCAAAAGTGTAGTCTTTATCATAGTCTATTATCCAATCCTTACCGATTCCAGTATTAGAAATAAAACCGGCATAGAGCTGACCATTCTCATAGACTACACCAAGTTCATGGCCCTCATATTCAATTGTTGCTGTTCTCATATTTCTATGAACAAAGGATTATATACAGGTTCATACTTCTCATTTTTAATACTAACATTCCAATGTTTAGTATTTCCGATCTCTATCATTTCATGACTGCAAGAATGGAGATGACCTCGAAGTATAATCTTAGGTTGTTTAGTTAAAACTGCTTTTAGAAGAGGTTTATTACCTATGTGTTCTCCTGTATTCCAAGCAATATTGTCTAAAATTATATCATTGTATCCATAAGGAGCGTCATGGCTTAAAAGTATATCTAAACCTTCCGGAATATCTTGATATAATTTATCGAGTGTTTCATCCATTTCCATAAAAGCCCAGTTACCAAACAACTTACAATAGGGAGTTCCGAATATAGAATATTCTTTACCAGATCTAGATGTATACACGTAATTTTCATGGAACAGATAAGTCACTTTCTTATCTTTAGGAAATTGTGTGTACATAAAGTCTAGATTTTTTGTAATATCGTCGTGGTTCCCGGCAATAAATATAACTTTATCACAAGGTAGAGACTCACACCACGGTTTGAAAGTATTTATAAGCCAGTGTCTCATTTTCCTATGGTTAGCCTGTATATTTAGAGGAGAAATATCTCCACATATACACACTAATTCACAAGGTTGTATTTCTTCAATCGGGAGTAGAGTCCCGTGAAGATCTGACATTGCACATATTTTAAGCATTAGTGTGTTCGCGTTTAAAGAGTTCTCTTTCAAATTTTGTTAATCGTCTTTCAATATTATCTAAGTGTTGTTTAAGACGATATTCAACTAGTCCTATAAATAGAACTATACATATAATTGGAACAACGTGTAACATATTATTTAAAAATATTATTAAGTTTTATCATTGGTTTCTATATTTTCAAAGTATCTTTCTGGGAGATATACAACAGTATCTGTTATACATTCTAATACCTTTGGATTAAGATCTTTTTCCTTAATAATATAATAAGTTGAACTTATTCCTCCAGTATCTAATATTTGAAAGAATATTCGTTCTTTATTTTCTTTTAGTTTTTCTTGACATTCATCACAAACGTGTCCTAGACAAACTTCTTTTGGAGCTTCAGAGTCATCATTTAGTTCTCCAAATAGTATAATACCTATATCTTTATTACATATAGCGCACTTTTCTATTGAAGGATTTACTCCATGCTTTTTACTTATTTTGATACCTTCGTCCATTTCAAGATTCAAAATAAAGTATTAAATCAACAGGATCTTTGAAATTTTTATCTTCCAAGTATTGTAAATATTCTTCAGCTTCCTCTGATCCATCACTAATTGCTTCATATAGTCTAGTATAAAAACCTTGGCTACCAGCAAGATTTTTAATTGTATCTAGTATTTTATTTCTATTCATTTCATATTCTTTTTAATAGTTATATTGTATTTATTTTCTTTTGTTCCTGATTGCCAAGTATGATAATCTATAAGTTTATCTAATGGAATCTCATTATATAGATAATCCAGAATAGCTTCCCAAGTTGCCATACTTCTAGTACTAGAATACTTATCAGTAGAGTCTATCCAATTAAATACCCATAACAAATGAAACTTATTGAATAATATTATGCTTATATATGGATCCCACTCGTGCCTAGGAGAGTCATACTTCCATTTAAAACCAAGTGCAGATATATCTATATCTAAAATTTTATTATGCCGGATTGGAAGCCCAAAAAACCATATTACACTTTTACGAAATATAAAATGTGCTTTAGGTCTCTTAAATATTTTTCTAACTTTCCACCAATGTCTATATGGAAAATGATATTTATACCATCCCGGACTTATAAGTGGAATTCTGTATTTAAAGTATGTACAAAGTATATAATATAAACTATTATAATTCTTACTAAATAAAAAATCTTTTAGTGACATTCCTTATAAAATTCTATTTGTTCGTTATACTGTGCCTTCAAATACTTATTTATCTCAGTAAATGTACTATAAGGCATAATTTCGTTTCTTCTAGCAAAATAAGCTGGATGTTGTATTTTGATTATTTTATGAAATCCTTTTATAAATGATTGAAAAGATTGGGCTTGTCCTCCAAAGAGAACAAACACCAATCCGTTATTTTTAGAACTTATATTCTCAATAAGTTTAGCTGTAAATGGTTTCCAAATATTTAAATGAGAACCTATTTTATTTACCTTACAAGTAAATGCAGAATTTATTAATAAGATTCCTTGCTTTGCCCATGATTCTAGTGTTTGATCAAATTCAATTGGGCCATGAGGAATTTCATAGTTAATAACACACTCCTTAATAACTTGTAAAGAAGGAGAGAGTAAGTTTTCTGGAGTATCTTTTGAATTTCCAAATAGAATTCCTTGGGCTACTCCCGGTTGTGGATAGGGATCTTGTCCTACACAGCAGACTCTTAATTCTTTATAGGGACATAGTTTGAAAGCCTTAAATATATTATTTTTAGAAGGACATATATTAGAGTTATCTAGTGTTCGGATCCACTTCATAACTCTAATAAGTTCTTCTCTATCAATTACCTTTATCCAATCACCAAAATATTCTTCAGCGGTCATTTTTGATATTCCAGAGCGCCTGTAAGAAAATTGATTGCGTCTAATTCACCATGAGTAAGTAATATTAACTTGTCTTTTAAGCTAATATCCCAACCTTCTCCATTTGCCCACTCGGTTATTTCAATAAAATCATGTTCCTTAGCTAAATAATCATATTTAGTTAAATCATCACTTACTGATTTTCTCTGTACAATTTCCATTTAATTCTTCAATAGATTTCATTAATATTTCAGTAATTATATCAATATTCATCATTATTTGCTGATGAATATCCCACTTTCTAGATTCTTCTGTAGGTGGCCACCTCTTTATAATAATTTCATATTGGCATCTTGACCACCATTGATACCTAGAATAATGTATAATAAAATCTCGGAATCCTTCAAACGTTTGTGGTTTATGTTTTTCCTGATTATAACGATCTATAAGTGCTGGGATTATATCATATGGCTCAGGATCTTTTTTATTGAAGTCCCACCAAATTACATTAAAACTTTTCATTGATTGTTCTTTTAATATTTTTTTAATTGTTCCTGATAGGCAAAGTAATCCTCTTTAAAAGTTATTATTACATTATCCATTTATATATTTTCTATTGATAAATTCTTGCATAAGAGGATCTATTAAAGCTCTCATGTCGGGGTGTGGTTGACCTGTAGCAGCTATAGAACTTCTTAATGAAAACAAATGATCCCAATCACTAACAAATCCAGTCATTATAAGCTCAGATTTAGTAGCTAAAGGAAGAACTTCTCTTGCTTCTTGGGGGCTACATCCTGCTATAATCATTGCCATATATCTAGTTTCTACTTCTTTAAATTCATCAGCTAGTTCCTCCGCAATAAACATATCAGATGTTCCATCCTTTCTATGTCCAGTTTCATCTAGTTTTTTTGAACTATATTTACCCAACCAACTAGGCTGAATAAATGTGATTTCGCCTCCAAACTTCTTTTCAGAAGAGTAATTACAATATCTTGTAGATTCATTTGCAAAACTAAATACTCTATGCCTTAAAAGCTCTCTACCTATTCCAATCGAAGTTATAAAGTGAACAGTAACTCTATTTTCATGATATTCTATAGGTTCACAAAGATACTTGAGATCATCGAGCCAATTGTGTTCTAATAGAACTCTTAAATTAGACGTGATATAATAATGCTGCTCTTTATCGTTTTCAAAATTAAATACTCTTGAATATGGATTACGTCTATAATCATCTACATGATTTATAAAATATCCATATTCCTTTAAAGGCATTCTATGAGGTAAACATATATCTAGATATACAGTACCATGCTCTAGCATAGCATAATGCTTATTCTTAATAAGCATATCTACAAAACCCTTAGCAGTCCTACCTTCTGGCCTTGTAGACTTATAGCAGCACCTGCCAGCAGTTTCTATCATCTCGTAGATTCCCTCTAGCCCAGGCTTTTGTTCCAAAATCTGGAACGAAGGTTTAATCAATTTCATTATTTAATATTTTTGATTTATACTTTCCAAAATACTTTAACTCTCCGTCTAATCTAGCCTTTACTGCCTCTTCCTTAGTAACATAACTTCCGAGCCTATGAACTACTCCGTCTGCTTTTAATTCTGCATACCATTTATTTCTATCTGCCCTAAATCTCACCCCAAGTATTCCAGAAGTGTTATTAGAGGGAAGATTTACTCTATTCTTTAGATTGTTAGCATTAGAGCAAGCTCTTAAATTAACTCTTCTGTTATCCAATTTGTTTCCATTTATGTGGTCAATATATTGGTCATACTCATTAAGGAGTATTCTATGCAAATACTGCTGTTTAGAGTTCTTTACATAACCATTTTTGTCTTTACACCATTTATGGTTAATCACTAAATTAATATCGTCTGTATCAATTATAGCTCTTGCTACTTCTTCACTTCTGATATTATACAAACAGATAAAGGAAGTTCCATCTAGATTATCTATGATTTTATTTGGAGTATACTTGTTTCTTTTACTTTGTTCCATAATATTTATTTCTTTTAATAGTATAAAGTTATAAATTTATTAGAAGAACTCCAAATTTTATAAGTTAATTTATATTAAACACAGGTTCTTCCTGCTGTTTCTATTTGCTCATAAATACCATCAAGACCAGGGCCTTGTTCTAGTATTTCCCAAGATGGCTTAATTAGCTTCATTTTCCGTTCCGTTTATAAATTTAGACGACATTGTTTCTATTAGTAAGCTTATTAACAAACATATCTGCAAGTATATTTATCAATAGACTTTTACTATCTTGATGTTCTGTACTACCTTGTGAAGCGAGATAATTACAGATAAGTCTAAGCATTTGATTATTCTCCCTCAGTAACTTTAGTATCTCCTCCATCAACAATGAATTCCAATTCGTCAATATTCCACGCTTTTAACATGGAATCTATTCCATTAACATTGATTCCAAGTTTATCTCTTAGAAATCTATCAACAAACTTAGGGTATTCATTAGGAAGTATAACCTCTTTCTCTGCTAATTCCTTGATTTCTTTCTCAGAAATATTATCAGGAACTTCTAAATAAAAGTCAGTACTAAGACTAGTACTGACAGTTATATTCACAAATTTACTCATCGTCAGAATCAAGATTTCTAGTTGATTTTATAAAATCTCCATCAAGAAAAGCTGTTTCCCAGTTAATTCCATCAATAGGACTAATTGCTAAACCTTTTTCATTATGACAATTATTCCAATTACTTAGAAGTAGTCGAAGTTTATATCTGTCAATATAACTTTCCTGAAGTTCTTTTAAGGTACTTTTAACTTCATTTCTAATTATATCAATAGGATTATTATCTTCATCAATATTAAACATCTTATTTGGTTCCGTCACTACGGCTAATTCTTTTAATATCGATTCACAGTGTTCAATGTAATTATCGAGATCTTCTATTCTATCTTCAACTTCATATTTAGAATTGAAGGTTTCACGATTAAATGTAATATTACAAAATAGTTCGGTAGACCAGCTCATTTTAAAATAAACTTAATTGTTGTGTTTCTAATTTTTTAATAATTTTATTAGCTGCTGATATATAGTAACGATAATCTATATCATCAGGTATTCCAGATATATTATCCATGTTATTTACAATTTTGACTCCATAGTCTTGTAATAAAGATATATACTTACTACGTTGCCCATCTTGATCGACCTTACATTTAAATATACTATATCCTCTTGTAGAAATATAATATCGATTAATTCTTTGAATTAGTTGACCATTATATTCTACAGAATACTCTTTATTAACTTTCTGATAAGTAATAAATTTTTTTAGATCCTTACAAGATTTAATAGTATGTTCTATAGGTATATTGTCTGCAAAATATTTATTTATTGCTTCTGGAATTATTATTGGTTTCATACCTTTACCTAAAGATACTGTATCAATAAATAATCCCTTTTTCTTGAGTAATTTAGAATCTTTAGTTTTATGATAACCTTCTCCAATTGCTAAATAATCATTGATTGCAAACTGATAAAAGGCTTCAAAACGTTCTTCTTCTAACGTTAGCTTAGTAAGCTGTTCCCACTCTTGACAAACTTGATTAAATCTATCATTATCTGCTTTTTTTCTAAGTACAAATAGACCATCCGATTTATCTATATACTTTCGTATACAGTCTGACTATATCTTTATATAAGTTTATATTTATTCTTAATAAGGTATTAAAATTTGTTAATTTTAAAATATAAACTTATATACTCGGCATTTCCTAATTTTAATTAATTAGTACTCCCTTCTGGGATAGTCGATGAGCCTTATTCCAATATTCATTTTGGAATCTTGGTTGCGGATTGTCCAATCTTATTACTTTTTACTATATTAAATTGATTAGATTTACCCTCTTGTATATTACTATCAAGAGTTAGTATAATAAGCTCTAAGGAGTTTCCCGCAGTTAACCGAGTTTTAAAACACCAATAGTTTAGTGTTCGCCTGCAGTATTTTACAGCCAATGGCGATCAATTTTTCTGCAAGCATTAAGAGCATTAGCTGCCCATTCATTCTACATTGTGTTCATATAAGTTCGCAAGACTTATACAGTTCTCTTATGAACTTCTATATATTACTATATAGATCGGACTATATCTTTAACCATTAGGCTAATTTCCGTTTCCATCACCATTAGCTTGTGATGTACTCTACTCACTTCCATCTTTTTCAGATGTGTTTTCGATAGTCTCTGAACTTTCTTAGATTTATACTTAAAAGCCAGTAATCTAAGCTTAGCTGCTGATTGTCCCAAAGGGAGTTTCCAGCAATTAGGAAATTTTATTTTTCTATACTTTGCGTATAGCCAGACTAGTAACTAATCTGCATAACAGTAAATGGGGAGTAGCAAAAGTTATGCTCATTTTGAAGATTACCACTTAATCCATTTAATGCAAGCTTTAATGTAAGGTTCTTAACTTTATCACCATTATGTTTAGCTTCTATTCTTTCATCCTTAATATTAGAATATACTTCAAGAAACTCTTTACCTAAATGAGGAGGATAGAACTTATGTTCTATTATCATACTGGGGTACAATGCTTGAATGTGTACTAAGGTGATAATTGTACACAGAAATTTTCATTTCTTTGTCGACTATATCATAATTCTTCTGAATACATACCCTTTAAAATTAATTTAGACTCTTCTAAATCACAGTAATGCCAACGATATCCACGATATGAACGTTTTGTGCCTTGACAACAGCCCTTAATAGCTTGTAAATAAAAGTCTGGATAATCAATTAAAATATCTTTAATGATTTCATAAATTTTAATGATATCTCCAGTATTTTTATTGCATTGTGCTATTCTATATTTTCTATTAGCATAAGCTAATTTTTCTTTAGCACTTTCAAAAGATTCCTTATGTACTATATGTGCTTTTTTACTAGCAACAGATATTTTTTCTCTTTCAGATTCGTCTTTGAATCGTTCTATTTGTGCTTGACGACAACGTTCTCGAGTCTCATCTAATACAAAACACTTACTATCAGAATCAATTCTCATATTATAACCCTTATCGCGATTAGTAGTATCTAATTCTTTAATCCAATAAAGTTCACGATCTTTAAGAAGTTGTTCTAATTTCTTAGAATCTTCATCATAAAGATATTCTATTACATAATAAGAAAAATTTTCTCTTCCGTATTTATGCCATGCATTAATCAAATGAATATTTTCATTTTTATTCTTAGTATTTAAATACGTCACATGTGTTTTAATTCGACTATAGATATTTTTAGCTTTACCTACATATTTTTTAGAATTTAGGTTATTCTAAATTACATAAATTCCAGATTTAAATTTGTCTTCAGTTCTTTGTTTCATAATATAAAAATTTAAAAAAATTATTTATAAACAAAGATACAAATATTTTTGGTAGTATCCAAATAAAATTCAAACTTTTTCGGATATAGACACCACTCTATATCCTACTCCCTTATGGGATAGTCTGTGAACCTTCATCCTAATTTAGGATGCTTGGCTGCGGATTACCTAATTTTTAATCTTTTTACTATATCTAAATGATTAATTTAGCCCTATATTATATTACTATATATAGTTAGTAATTAAAACTCTAAAGGAGTTCCCGCAATTTAGTTTGTTTTAGTTGCGCCATTGCATTAACGCAACATCTACGTCAGAAATAACTTCATCCTCATTTGGAATAAATATTTCAGGTTCATTAACAGTATGTAGTCCGCCTACTCCTATTGTATATTTAACATTATCTAATAAAAAATGCCTTTCATATCCTTTTCTACCTGGAGATACAGTTTGTCCTAGTAATTCTAATAAAATATCCTGTAATATTGGTGTATCAAAATAAATAAATGGAAGAATAACTTTACTTAGATCGATTTTATCACATGGACTTCTTAAATCTTTAATTTCTTTCCACGTAAGTCCTGTCTTTTCTAAATATTTCTGAGTAATGATTTTCATTCCAATATTTACTCCATCTTTATTTAGAACTTTTACTTTATATTCGTCTTCAATAGCAATTCTTAAATCAATGTCAGATTGACAACGATATAATAATTCCTCAGTACTATCTACATCATTTATATTGTATTCAACCATTTTATCTATTTGATCACTAGGCAGATATTTAGTAAAGTCTCCATCATATTCTTGTACGTTGTGATACTGCATAGTTACTTGCATTTCCTTTAAGCCCACACGTAGCTTAGTAGAATACAACATTGTAAGTAAATCTAGTGTATCAAAGAATATTAGATATTTCCATTTATACCATGATTGAAATCCATCTCCAGATGTAATAATATCCTGACTAAGTTTAAAGAGTCTACTACAAACTTCAAAATAAGGTAAATTGATAAGTTCTTCTCTATTAGCTATTATATAGTTAATAATTGGATTATCATAATGGATATTATTATACCCACAAAATATATATTTATCGGATAGTTGACAATTTGTAGTATAATTATCTGCCCAGTTTACTTTATTTCTAATTCGGTAGAATAATTTGATAATTTTATGTAAATCGTTTCTACGTTCAGAAATCTCTATTTTTAAATATTTCTTACTTTCTGTATCTTTAACAACACAGTGAAACACATTCGGAAATATTTCTATATCATATACTAGAACAATTTTATCTCGTATAATCATCTCCTAATATGTTGTATTGAGTATCCATAACTTCAATTGTTATATTACCAGGAGTATTAAGATTCTCTTCTGTTTCAGACAAATATTCGCTATCTATTACAGCATAAGCTTGATTAATCCCATGAATTAAGCAATCTTTAACTGCTTCTTCTTGAGATTTAGCTTCAATTTTTATACGTGATCTTCTCCAGACTTGAACCTTCTCATCAACAATCAGTTCAAATATTTCCACGGAGTTATATGATTTTTATGTTTGTTATAGATACGTCTAATAGTCATTTCACCAATTGGATGTTCTCTTTTAGAATCTCTATCAATACATATCTGTAGTGGAACATTAAAGAAATCTTTTATTTCAATTTCATATCGTAGATTAAGAGGAGATTGTTCGAGCCATTTATTAGTATCATTAACAAATTCTTCTATATCTGCAATATATTTATCATCAAGATTCATATTATCAATTACAATATCATAGCCATCAGCAGTTGCACTATGTAAGAATTCATAATACATATCTGTTATAATATTTTCTAGTAGGAAATTATGTTCTCCTAACATATTACGTATATCGTCTCTATTAAATCTAACACGATGCTCAGGATCCTCTTTTATCCATTCTCTAGCCCATTTCGTCTTTCCGCTAGCAGGAAGTCCTCTTAATATTACTATTTTTGCCATTACTCTAGATAATAATCGCACAAAGTTATTGTTTTCATTTTAAAATCTATTTCAATTCCAGTAGGTTTCCATCCATTTGTACTTTCATAACATTCTTCTGGAATACTTTTTAACATATAATCAAGTGTTTTAATATCTGGATTTATTATATAAAATATACCATCTTCTATTTCACAATAATCCTTCAAATGTTCTCTTAAAGAATCTGGATAATCATCAATAGAATAAAAATATGCGCTATATAATTGGAATTTCATAATAATTCTTTTAATTCGTTACTATAGTTTTTTCTAATCTTTTCTATTGTTTCGTGCTGTATTTGTCTAACTCTTTCACAGCCAATACCAAATCTACTAGCTATTTCCTCATTCTGCATTGCTGTCATACCCAGTCCAAAAGACATTCTAATAATATCACTTTCTCTAGGAGAAAGTTTGTTTAGAACATTTTCTAATTCTTGAGAAATACTCAATTGAGTAATTTCATCATCAGCACTATTATCACTATTCGGAAGTATGTCTAGCAAACATCCTGAATCTTCATTATCAAAAGGTGTTTCTAAAGAAATAGATTTATTAGATGATGTTAAAGTAAGAGTAATTTTACTTGACGAAAGATTAGTTTCCTCCTCAATTTCTTCAGGTAACGGTTTTCTTCCATGCTGCTGTTCAAATTTTGAAGTGGCCTTATTTATTTTATTCATGCAGACAACTTGACTCATAGGAACACGTACAGTTCTACATTGATCAGATATAGAATGTATAATAGCTTGTCTTATCCACCATACAGCATATGAAATAAAACGGAAACCTTTACTTTCATCATATCTGCGTGCAGCTTCTATTGCTCCAAATACACCAGTCTGTATTAGATCTACTAAAGGTATTCCTTTATTCTGATATTGTTTAGCAACTGAAATAACAAACCGTAAATTAGATTCTACTAATTTATTAATAGCAGAAATATCACCTTTTTGAGCTTTCCTAGATAATTCAATTTCTTCATTAATATCTATCATAGGAATTTTAGATACTTCCTTAAAGAAAATCCCTAAGGAAGCATCTTGTCTTTCAGTTATTGTTTGACCTATAGTTATAGGTTTCATATATTTACATCAAAAATAGTTTAGAAATTTATTATTCATACTTCCTAATATGAAAGGATATTTTTTAAACAGTATAGTTTAGTGATAGAATCAAAATTAATCCTATCTGATTTTATCCAATCACTTAGGTATTTTGTATTGTGTTTTAGTTGACAATGAACCTGTTTAGTTACCTTTCTACTCTTACTAAGTTTCATTTTGTTTAATCCAGTTTTGGGGCTTTAAGTATATCTAAAAGCAGCTCAGTTAAAGCTTCTATCATATAACAATGATTAGTAGCAAATTCAACCCTTCCGGCATTATCGCTAACCTCATTAGCATTGTAAAGAATTCTTCTTATTCTACGAGCTATTTCGATATTATTCATAAAGCTTCCAATTATTAGATAGTATACTATCAATATGAAACATTTTAACTTTATAAGCTAAATGCTCTTTACCATTCGGAACACACATAATATCTCCAAACTGATTTAAATAATAACGACGTTCTTTACCATCTATAGTAAGTCCAACTACCATTCCAGATTGGATACAGAAAAGTGCCTCAGAAAAATCAAACGTATCAGTCATAATTGTTTAATAGTTCTTTAGTTATATTAGAATTAATATTACTAGATCGAATAAATTCCAGTAACAGATTAGAATAAGTTTGAGCTTCTATTTCATCGTATGATCCTCTAGAATACCATTGCATAGAATGGATTAGCTCGTGATAGAATGTACTCTCTATTTGAGATTGCTTTAGAGTTATAACTCCATCTTCTGTTTTAATTTGATGAGCAATAACTATTTCTTCTCTAGTATCATCCCAATAACCATACCTATTTTGTTCATCTTTATCAATCTCTCTAACTGTTACTTTATTTCCAAATAATGTAAACTCTTTTGGTATTTTCATAGCAAAATTATTCATAATCACGAATACATAAGCCAATTGGCTGTTGAGGTACATCTGAACCTTCAACTCCTGACATTTCAAAATATTTAATAGTAAGATTCTTACCTATTAGTTCATTAATATGCTCTCTATACCATCGTTTTTGTTCTCTGTCTCCTATAGGTTTACAATTAAATCTTTGACCACTAGGAGTTTCAAGTATAAAGCACATATCTTCTTCACGAAGTCCTTCAGATAAACCTACAATAGGGTATTCTGCATCTTGATAAACTTTTATCTTGATCCAATCATTTCCACGAGAGCCTGGTTTATAAACAGATGAAGCTAAACGGATTACAGCTCCTTCCCATCCATCTTTAACCCACTCATCGTGAAGCTTTTTCATGTTTTCAAATCCTGAAATCTTTTGCTGTGGTAGAAGTTGGATATGTAATTCAGAATCAGAAAAATGTCTTTCTGGATTAAATTCAGACAATTGTAACTCCTTAGCCCATTCTTGCATAGTTTTCCATCTTTCAGAAAACGGTTGCTCTAAATCGACTATATCATACCAATAAAATTCAAGATCTTTTCCATCATTTACCGTTTTTTGAGAGCGGCATATTCCACTAATTGTATTAAGACTTAATCCTCTCTTAAAGATCTCACCATCTAATATAGTATTAGGATGCACTTTAAAGAAAGATTCAAGTATAGGATGTTGAATAATATGAATAATTGCAATATCATAATTAGTAGCTCCTCTAGATGCAGTTTTAATACTTGAACCATCATAATAAATAAGCGCTCTAACTCCATTTATCTTACGGCTAATATAATATTCTTTATCAAATATTTTTCTATTCTTTATATCTTTTTCTTGTTTAGCAAGCATAGGCTTAACTGTGGAACCTTCTCGTATTTTTATATCGCCATAGATTTCTTGAAGCTCACTTTCTGTATATTCGTTAGGATGTTTGGGAACTTCTTTGTAACCTTTATCAATTTGTTTTTTAACTTCACTGTTAAATTGAAGTAAAGCTTGCTCCTTAGTTGTTCTCTTAACTTTACCGTGCGCTATATATATAATAGGAGCCTGGGTAGCTTTACCGCCTACTTGTCCATATGTCCTAACTAAAGCATAACCTAAACCTTCCTCGTAATTATCTTCATCCCATTCAATCTGCCACCAACGGAACTTATTAGTAGAACTTTTACCTAATAGATACTTAATCATTCAATAGTTATTGTTATATCATTTTCATTGATATATCTCCAAATATTGTCTCGAATCTCTTTCTCTATTATATTTTTAATTTCTTCCTCTTTAAAACCCTCTCTTTGATAATATTCTTCATTATCAAGATTCAGTTTACCACTTTTATAAATCCGGATTGTATAGTACTTAGGAATCATATATTTTATTTTAGATCTCGATATTGATCCATTAGACAAAATCCTATAAAGTATAGCACTAGGGCTACAATATATGCTATCGGAGTATGTAGAGCAGTTATAAAACCACCAATACTAAATGATACCGCGCATCCTATAGATATTAACGTTTTCTTCATTATTTTCTATAAGGCTTAACTAAATTCCAAAGATCTTCTTTAGTTTCTGTAGGAATTTCTTTTTCATTTTCATCCCATGCTTTCATTTCTGGATTTCCGTTTTTCTCATAAATCCACCAATAAATCCAGTCAATTCCATCTTTTGTAAAATAGGCTTGAATAACTCTATCAAACATATAGCTTCCATACTCCACTACAGCAGAATTCCATATACATAAACCTGCTTCTTCAAGTTTATCTATACGTTCACTCTGAGCTTTATGTTCATCTAGAATTGTAAAAAATTCTTCTTTACTAATCATTCCAATTAAATTTAGAATGCTTTATAACATATTTATGAAGTGATATCATAAATGTACAGATAAATTTATCTCTATATTCTTGTAAAGCTTTATCTAAATCGTCATAATTAAACGTAAGGATATTAGCAAAATCATTTTTAAGTTTATGAGCCGCGTCTTCCCAAATTGTATCAAAAGTTGAATTATTACTAGTATACGATCTGTAAGAGAGACCAGATCTAGAAGTTAATTCTGGTAGAATATCGTCTTTGAACATTCCTACAATAATGTGAGCTATAGTACTTAAATCGTTCAATTTTGTTTATGCTATAATATTAATACTATAATATTCTAAAGGAAAAGAAGTTGTAACTGATTTCCAAGCTTCAGTCATAGTTCTAGCATTGACATCTACTTGGAAAGAAACTCCTTTAGAGTCTACAATTAGAAAGTTAAATGTCTTCATCTCTGGCCAGTACTGCCGAAGCCTCCGTTACGCTCAGTTTTATCAAGAGAATTGACTATATTCCAATCAATTCTTTCTACTTTATTAAGAATAAACTGAGCAATTCGTTCACCGCTCTCAATATACTGACAATCATTACTTAAATTAATGATAATTACACCAATTTCATTACGATAATCACTATCCACAACCCCTACAGCATTGCAGCACGTAAGGCCTTTTTTAAGAGAGAGTCCAGATCTTGGATGTACTGCAATAAAATATCCTTCAGGAATTGCAGTAAATAAACCAGTAGGAATTAGAGCACGACTACCTGGATCAAGACGAAGTATTTGCTTTTCAAAATTAAATTCTCCACTACCGTAAAGTTTAATAGGATTTTGTGGTGTTACCCGACCAAAGTCTGCTCTTACGTCAAGTCCAGCACTTGCAGGAGTTTCATATTGAGGCAATTTATTAGGAGAAATATTTACTACGTTTACTTGCATAATGTTTAATTTATAAAAAAATTCTTAATGAGTTTGTTATATCTGCAGTATAATTGTTTTTAAAAGGCTCGATTTTACCTAATTTATGTTTAGGTTTATATTTAAGATACTCATTCTAATTTGCGAATATGGATTTATCCATTCTATTTACCTTACTTCTTCAACTTCATTAATTTTCTTTGTCCTTATATTTTATAGGATTTAAATTCACTATTTTCTATAACTAAATATTCCTTGCTAGTCCCTAAAGTATCACACATCCATATATCTGGGCCATCCTCAGGATAACCAGCTTTTATCATAGCTTCATTATGTAAGTTACATATATGAGCTACTGGAGTGTGACCGACTACATGAACTACTTCTTTAATTCCATGATACGCCAAAGCATTAGGTCTTATCCATGTACAAGGTTGAGTTGCTGAATCTCCACAATAATCAGACATCTTACAGGGAGTAAATCCAAATAACTCACAAGGCTCTATATCATTAATATGTTCAATTAATTGATCAGTATCATAGATATTAAAATCCCAACCTTCTTTAGATTTAAAATGTTTGCATACATTATCTAGAAATTCTTCACTAATACCAGCATGTGAACAAACAATATTAGTATCTGGAATATGATAGACCCATTGAGTAAGCTCAAGGAATTTCTCTTTCATAGGTATCATTCCTTGATATACTTTACGATCAAATCCACTACATTCAGCCCATGAATATCCAAGTATTTGAACGTCGTGATTGCCTCTAAGAAGAATAACTCTATCAGAGTTATTCTCTTTATAATTCAAAATATCTTCTAGATTAGATAATTGTTGTTCAGCAGGTATTTCTTCATGTGTAGATACATAATCTCCTAAGAAGATAACTTGATCGAATTGTTCTTTCTCAATAATGTCCTTCCAAATAGTTCTCCCGTGGATATCACCCAGTACTACTATTCTACTCATCGTCAGGATCGTCTAATTGTTTAAATCCATATTTTATCAGCTTTATAAAATCCTCCCATTCTGAGTCAGTTAATTTAAGAGGTCGATCCGAACAAAACGAAAATATATAGTATTCTTCTATACACCAATCCCAACTTGCGATCTGATAACAGGTTTCTGGATTTTTAAAACAATCTTTAGATATAGATACAAATGAATATTTTGTATCATTAGGACGATAATAATCACCATCTTCAATAAACTCAGATTCTTTCTTATAATATGGATTCGGTTCCCATTTACAGATTTCATATCCTATATGCTCAGGTGGCTCAAATAAATAAGAGCAAGTTCTAAATTCAAGATTATTTATTCGCATATTTTTTACAAGCCCTAAATTAGTATTTAACTATATAAATTATCATTTAGATAATTAATTAAAGAATTAATAACATCTTGTTCTGCTTCTGAATAAAAAGCTTTAATAGGTTTATCTCCCTCTGTACATACCGCAAAAGGAGTAATTCTTGCTCCATATGATCCTTTTAATTTAAAGGATTCTTTACGTCCAGTTCTAGTTCTATCATCTATAAAATGAAAAAAAGGAGAAGCCTTTAAGGTTTCTCCTATCTTTTTTATATGATTATCATCGTTGTAAACAAGATATACATCTGTAATCATATTACAAAAACAAAATAAAAAATCCACAAAGTAATCCTACTAAACAATCTCCAAGAATAATACTATCACTTATTTGTTTCATTAAATCTAAGTCAATGTTAGTTGGATATTCAAAGTCTTGTATAGTACATTTACCTGAAATTAATAGCATTAATTTAGATAAACTTATAATTATTAGAATAATAGCTAATATTTTCATATTTACGAGCAACGTGAGAAGCCACAAGACTGACATCCGACGCAGCCTCCCTGATGAATTAAAGTTTTTTCGTGACAGTTAGGACATTCCTTTAAAGAACTGTTGTTATTTTTATGAAAAGTTTCACAATATTCTTTTAATGCATCTGCCTGAGATTGATTTTCTTTCCTTGGAATACTATCAAGAGGTATATATCCTTCTGGAATAGATTCATTCGGATTCAATACATAAACACCTGGAGTATATATAGCAGTTAACTTTTTTTCTTCACCTTTACACTCACAAATAATGTCCTGCATTTCTTTATACATATCACGAAGAGCATTACCTACTGCTACTGGGCAGCAACTGCCTTTTGACGTATCTTTCTTTGTTGCTGAACGCACTGCATAGCTTGGACATACTCCACATGACTTTAGTTGGTCAAGAATTGCTTCTATACCGACTCCACCACGAGCAGCAAGAGAAATCATACGACTTAAACCTATCATATAATGCTGACATCCCCCTGTACTACCTTTAGAAAGATAACATTCACGTAACTCACCATTATTAGGGTCAAAATAGGCATTAACATGTAGACTACCACAGCCAGTCATCAATGTCCTCTTGAGACCTAGCCATCGGTTACTTGCTTTGATAATATCTCCACGTTTAAGTTCAGTAGAATCAGTTGTTACTTGTTTAGCGTTTTCAGTATTAGAAGAAAGTTGATCAGATATTTGTTTTTCTTTCTTATTATCTACTGAAAGAATTGGATTACGACTTCCATCTCTAAAAATCGTGATTCCTTTAAGTCCTTTCTTCCAAGCATATATATAAAGTTCTTTTACATCTTCTACAGTAGTTTCCTTAGGAAGATTTACAGTAGACGAAATAGCAGTATCGCAAAATTCTTGTAGAGCTGCTTGCATATTAATTCTTTCTTTCCAGCTAATATCTTGAGCAGTTACAAAACAATCAGGTAGTTTTCCTTGATTACCTGTAGCTTTACGATATTCTTCTACAGCTTTAATGTCTACTTTATAAGTTTCTCCAGACATAGAAACAGTTCGTCTATTGAAGCTTAGAGCAAAGAAAGGTTCACAACCAGTAGATACATTCAACATTGTTCCAATCGATCCAGTCGGAGCAATAGAAAGAAGACTACAATTACGTAAAGTATTTTGTTTCTTAAGTTCTTCTATTTCTTCTGTATTAAATGCATTCTTTATAATAGTGGAATCCCATATTTTAGGATCATATCCAGGGAAATTACCATAAATACGTCCATTAGCAGCACTAACTTTTACAGCTTCTCTAAATAGGAACCTCATTAGATAGTTTACTGTTCCAATACTATCAGGAGAACCATATTTAACTCCAAGTTTAACAAGAAGATCCGCCAAACCACAGATTCCTATTCCTATGTTTCTCCATTTTATAGCTTGTTCTTTCTGTTCTGGTAAAGCATGACGATCTAGATTCTCTTCAAGCACTCTATCCATTTCGGATACAATCACTTCAATATCACTTTTAAGAGAAACATAATCTATCCTTGCATTATCCATATAAGGATCGAGTACATACTCAGAAACATTAATAGATGATAAGTTACAAGCTCCATGTTTAGGGAGCGGTTGTTCACCACAGGGGTTACAAACCTCTATCTTATAATCATCTACATATTCCATAAGGTTGTAGTTCCTAAACATATCTACAAAGAGTATACCAGGCTCTGCACTCTTCCATGCTGATTCACATATGGTATCAAATATTTTATTAGCCTTTACAAACCTTTTATATTTATCAATATCCTTCATTGTTTCCTCTGAACACATTGCTATAGCTTTAGGATAGTTTACAAGGCCCATAAATTCATTATCTATCTCTACAGATAGATTAGCTTTATTAATTTCATTAGGATCTTCTTTGATTCTAATGAAAGTTTCAGCTTCTGGGTGCCAGGCATCAATACTCATGAGTAAAGCTCCTTTTCGAGACCCTCCTTGACTAATACTTTCTGTTACAGTATTAAAGATATGCATAAAAGGAACAATTCCGTCTGATTTGAATTGTCCTTCATTAATAGGAGATCCCTTAGGACGAATTTTAGAAAGAGAAAGACCTTGACCACCCTGAGCTTTAAACGTCATAGCTATTTTAGTAGCTACATCCATTATCCCATCTAAGGAGTCAGGCACAAACCCTATTGAGTAACAGTTACTAAATGAGCCGCTATTCGGAACTCCTCTATTAGCAAGAGTACGGCCTCCAAACAAGAACTTCTTCTCTCTAATCAATCTTTTAATCTCAGAATTACCTCCACTTACTCGATCTAGCCACTGTTCAAAATCTTCAGTTCCATTTCGATATTTATTATTCCAAATATCAAGAGAGAGTTGATTGTTATTAAGCCATTCACTTACTTCCATTAGTAATAAAAAATTAGAATGATACGAAAGTGCATCTTCTCAAATAACTTTAGAAGTATCTAAATAAATATAGATACTTGATTAAAGTTATTTATATCATCTATAAAAGGTATCTTCAATACAGTTTCACAGAAATCTACCGCTGTTTTTTGTCTTTTAATAGTCATTCTAAAGAATTAGAAATTAGATTCGTCTATATAACTGTTAGCGAAATCTAACATTATATTATTAACATTTTCTTCCTCTTGAAGTTTAAGACATTCCATTATTTCAAGAATTTGATACTTCTGTAAATTAGATAATTGAATATCATAACTATTATTTGCTATACCATAAGAAAGTATATCTTCATCTATGTTAACAAATATAAAAGAATCTTTTTCATTAATTTTGAAAAATACTCCAATTTTATTTTGACAGAACATATTATTGTGATATACATGAACAGAATATTTCTCAATATTATTCTGCAAATTTGTAAGAATTTTAATTATAGTTTCAATCATATACCAATTATATCAGAAATTAGAAGTGTTTTCTCGCATTTATTAATAATATCCTTAGTATCGTTAGTAAGTACTTGGGTAAATGCATTATATACATTAAACATATCAGTGCTGTACCCAGGATTTACATAATAAGGTGATTCTTTATCTTCGTAAAGTAGCTTAAATGCATCAATAGCTGTACTTGATGCAACTTTAACTTTACCAAATTGATTCAAAAATTGTTGATCCATAGTGTTACGAATCCATTTCCCAAGATTCTCGTTAATGATCCTTTCATCATATTTAACTTCCGTATTCGCAAGTCTTTCAAGGATGGTCTTAATGTTAGAAGTCTGTTCTAAAAGACTATTAATAGATCTAAAGTTAATTGCACGTTCGGGTTCAAGCTCTTGCACGTTAAGGAAGCTCGGATCAAAGACACAAAGATTACAACATGCTCTGTTAAGACCTCCTACATAAAGTTTAGCTATAGGTTTACGTGTATCAAGACCATACACCATACCAACTACACGATCGTGATCTGTATATCCACATTTATCAGGCATCACTGCTTGAATCCACATACGATTATAAACCATATCCTCCATATTAATCTCACCATCCTTAGTTAGACTAATCTGGTTTGCAGGAATTGCTTGAATTCTGAAATCATCTGTAAACTTAGACATTTTTTCTAGAAAAGGAGTAATATATGCTTCAGTAGTAAGATACTCCTTTCCTTTAATTTGAGTCGCCTTGCCTTTTAGAGCTTGTTCTAAAGTTAGTTCCATGTATTTTTATTATTTTCAAGATATTGATTAACTAAATCTACAGCAATCTTACTTTCTTCTGCATTTCTAGCTCCAATGTGGTATTCCGTAACCATATATTCATCTAACCAAGGTTCTTTCCAATCATAAATAGTAAATGGAATCTCCTTTTCCTTTATAAGAAGATCCCATTCAAAGTTTACCTTATGTGGATCAGATTCTTGATAGTTACCAAATAAATCTTTAAGCTGATTACAGTTAGCTTTTATAGTATCTCCAAAAAAAGAAGTTCCTATAAAAGCGTTTTTATAAGGTATTATAGTATTCATTTATTAATTATAGAAATCTATTTCTTCAATATCTACTCCAGTAAAATCATCGTAGGAGAAGTATATACGGTCGATCTCTTCTATATCTTTAACATCTTTATCTGGGAAGAGTTGCAATAGCCCATCGACCTCAGTATCGTACTCAAACTCATCGTGCTTGTCTGCATAATCATATAGATAAGACAGCATTTCCTGATATTCGTCTATAGAAATATTAGTTTTAGGTTCTCTTTTATCTAGTATTTCGTCCTTCAGTTTTTCAGCACGATTACGAGAGGAGCAAACTCCAATAATATGTTGCCACTTATCTTCATATTCTCCTCCATATTCAGATACAACGTATACTTTATTCATTATTCTTAAGATAAATATCAAGTTCCTTACGCGTAATACCTTCAAGCGCTATACACTGTGCCTTAGAAAGATAAGTAGTACCATTGTACACTACAGATTTTGCATTCTTGTTGGGTTTATACGTTCCGAATGCATAGAAGTTCTTAGAATTTTTATTCACAACTGTTTTAGTTTGAGACTTTTTCATAATTATTCAAATATTTAGAAAGTTCTGTTTTAGTTATATTTTCACAATAACAACATTGTGTCTTAGATTTATAAGCTTTACCCTTATAAATTACAGGTTTTGCATTTTTCGGAGGAGTGTAAGAATTAGAAAAGTATCTATCACGAATTGATTGTTCGTATTGTTTAATACTAAGCTTTCTATGTTCTTCAGCTTCTTCAACTTCTTTTAAGTTTTTAAGTATTTCAACATCTATTGTGTTTTTATTTGCTAAATAAAAATTCCACAAAAAATCAATATGATCATTAGTTATTATAGGGTCAATGTTGGTTTTTATGAATTGTTCATCCCAAGTAGATTCTAGATCATAAAAAGCCCATATATAATTATGCCAAAGATCGTTTAAGATACATGCTTTAAATTCTTCCTTATCAAAGTTTGTATTATCTAATACAGAACTTAAATTTTCTACGGAATCATATAGAAAATCAATAGTTATTCTCATTTATTCTCTAATTAGCCCACTTACATAATTACCATTTCTATCTATTTCTATATTTTCTTCAAGAAATTGACATACTTTTTGTTCAGTATTATAACTAAAATGAATCTCGATTAATTTAATACTATGTTCCTTACAATAATTTCTAACATATTCATCACGTTGTTGCTAATGCTTAAATTCAATTTCTCCGCCAGCAAATTTTTTAGGAACATAATGTTGTTCACCATTATATTCAATAGCAATATTTAAACTAGGTAAGTAGAAATCGATTTTAGCAATATTTGTTTTATTAATTGGGCACGGTATTTCATATTGATCAATGAAATCAATATTATTTTTTAATAAAAATTTTCTTACATTTAATTCTCCTTTAGAAGAATTACAAATTGGACAACCTGCTCCTGATATATGATGTCCTGGTAATTGCCAAAACTCACCATGTTCTGGGCAAATTATACAGACTTTTTCTTTTGATCCTTTATATTCTACTTTAGAATAATCGTATTTATTAAGATGTTTTTTCGAAGCTTCTTGTATAAATATTTCTAAAGGTTTTAATTGATTAATTTTTGATTCTAGCGCTGTACATTTAGGACATCTCTATCCCCTTCTTAATGCAACAACATGAGGATTCCAAATATGATTACATATTTTACATTGGCATTGAATATGTTCTTTATTAAGAATAGAATCTTCTAAAATTGTAATACTTGGAGAATTTTCGGAAATAATTTCTCGTAAACTTTCTTCTGTTTGTCCTAATCTATTAGAACATCTAGGACAAGCTTTTGCATTTACCAAATATTTAGCTTTAACTTCCCATTCATAGTTACAAGTTTTACATTTACATTTTAGAATACTATTATGTCCTTCATATTTATTTAAAATTTCAATTGTAGGAACTATTTTCTTAATAAATTCCTCATGTGGTAAACATTTCTTTAAACTACTTTTCTTCTTAGAACAAATCGGACATCCAGAGCCATTTAATATATGTCCTGGTAATACTTCCCATTCATGCCCACAAACGTTACATTTAAATTTAATTCTAATACGTCTACCTTGATATTCTGTTAAAGGTACAATGTCATGTCCGTTTTCTTTTATACGTTTAATAAATTCTTCCTAAGTTAATTTTCTTGCCACGTTTAATCCTTAATTAAAAATTGTTTTATAATATTATTATTTGTAATTTCCATTGCTAAAACTGCCCATCTACTGAGTCCAAAATTTGCAGCGATCCAATTTGAAGTAGCATAGAGGCTCGGAGCAGAAATATAATCAAATGTTTTAGCACAAGTACATGCATATTGATGTAAATCTCCTTTAACTACACATTTCCTAGACTTAAAAGTTAATTTAGAATCGTTCATATAATTCAAAAACCAATTTTCAGTCTTTTCATTTAATATAAGAGGAAACCCTTTATACTGATTTTTATTATCTTTTCCATGTAGAAAAATTATAGAAACGTCATTTATATCAAATTTATCAATAGGGTTATTACTTATATATGATTTGATATTTAACTGTTTAAGTTTCTCAGCTAAAACTATATTATTGATCCATCCCCAGTCTCCATCATGATTTGATTCTCCAACACAAATGTAACTAATTTTAGGTGAAATTTCAACTAATTTATTAAAAAATCCCATCATTATTTTTTGATACATTTCTGATTGTTCTTTATTTGATATTATAGTTGGAAGATCATGTCCACCTCTAGTAGTCTGTTTATTAAAAGAATCTACACTATCACCTAGATTACAAATAGTAATACTATTATAATTAGAAGATTTAAGATAATTTACTACTTTACCAAGTCTTCTTATTATTTCATTTTCATTATAATCAGGCAAAGAAATATAGCCTTCTTTTTCATTGTATGCTCCAATATGTAAATCAGAAAGAAATATTACAATATCAGAAGAATTAGAAACTTTTTCGTATGTTAGTGGAATATTAAAATAGCTATTATCATTTAACAATTGTTTAGCAAGTTCCTGTTTATCCCGAAGTTTATTAATTTCACTAGCCATCTTTTTAATTTGGTTAGTAAAATCTCTTTCTTGTCTAGCGTCACAATACTTAAATGCAGCTCTTTCTTTAAGAGCCATTCTATATTGTGCAAGTTGTTCCTCATTAAGTTCTTCCATCAAATGAGGACAAGCCCAAGAAGAATCTTTAGTAAGTTTAAATACTCTAAAAATTCTCTTTATTTCTGTAAGAGTATATTTAGGAAATTCATTTGCTACATTACGAGCTGTTAGATTTCCTCCATAGTATACGTATAATCCAAAGATTTGTTCACAATCTTGTCTGGTAAGTGTAGTATCAAAAGGAATTGAATCTTTAACTGGATAATGTATATGATACTGTGTTATAGTTCCGTTATCATCACGGTCTACCCACCATTTCATTCCTTGCTCTTCATCACTACCAAAAGAACACTCTCTACTTAAAAGAGATTCATAAATATCAACTAATTCTTGTGCATTTGCATCTCCATCGTTTGCATGTTTTCTAATATTTGCAATAGTACTATAAAACCCACAAGACTTAGGATCTTTACCAATAGATTTGAGATAAGCATTAATACTTAATCCCGAATCTGCAATTTTATTAAATATGTCTAAATACTTATTATATGTTTTCTTTTGAATCATTTTTAATTGTTGTATTCAATTTTTAAGTTAAAGTTGTTACACTTGTAAAAAAGAAAAGGATAACCAAATTAATGGTTATCCTTTTTATAAATTTAGAGATTGAAAGTAAAATTAGTCTCTTGTAATACCGAATACTAGGTAGCTACCAACACGAGAGCTTGTAGAAGGAGTATAGGTGACAGTAAATGCTGTAGGTTCGCCATCAAGCACCTGCTTAGTGTAGTTACAGATAAGATTACCCTTAAAACCATGATCGGTATAAAGAGCCTTAGCAATTTCCTTAGCCTTAGCCTTAGTTTCGTCAGTTTCTGCAAGTACAGAACCAGTGGCACTATCAATAATTTGATAAACAGTCTTATACTTACGAGTACCCTTTTCGTTCTTTACATCATTAATACGATAAGGACGTTCACGAGTATCAGGAACAGCGGACTCCAAAGTAATCGAGAATCCAACACCTGTACAATTCTTAGACTTCTTAGCAAGATAATCAAGCATAAATTGCTTCTTATCAGAGTCAGTTACACCATTTACCTGTTTCTTACGCCAGATTTTATAAGCCTGAGTAGCATCGCCCATAATATCAAAAGGAGCCTTTGCAAGTGCCTCTTCCTTAGTAGCTCCGTTTACTTCCATTCTCTTAAAATTCATAATTTGTGCCATAATTCAATAAAATTTATAAAACATTAATTCATATTTAACATCTTCATTAATTCTACTACAAATTTACTACTTTCTATTGAACTATCAAAATAATAAATTGTAAAAGAAATCTAAAAACTTCTTGAATCTGATTTTTTCTTTTCTAATTTAGAGTACTACAAATATAATAATATTATAAAGTCCTCCAAAGTAAAAAGAGAATAAATTTAGTGTTAAAAAAATTAACACTTGTAATCTACACAAATTACTAATCTAATCTACAAGTATCTTAAAATGGAGTACACATCTTCAACAATTCTTTTACCTTGGCCGGGATATTTCTATCCTCTATTCCAAAAGTTGGAAATGATGTACATCCATATGAAAAATCTTCACATACAATTGCTAATGTATATAAAAATTTATCACTAAACTTCATATCTTTAGCTATAGATTTTATAACTTTCAAATAAGTAATTAAAGGATCTTTATCTTTTAGCTTTAAAACTAGATAACCTAACAATGATATTAAAGCTACTTTAGTTGAAAAATCCTTATCTATAAATCCTAAAGAAAAGTTTTCATGGTATAAACGATTTAAGTTCTCAAAATCAGTAGTTACTTCCATACAATTTTGTACTTAGAACTACTATATCCTGTATTAACTGAGAGCCATATTTCAAGATCAGTATAACTTTCAAATTTTGGACTTACTCGAGTTAATTCATCTTGTGTCCATACTGAGTACGTTTTTATATCCATATAGCAAAATCTTTATGATTAGGAATTTCTTTACAAACTAACTTTAATAACGTTACAAATTCGTTCCATCCTTCCTGATACATTTTCTTAGTCATTGGAACAACTTTAGTATAGTAATTTGGAATAGTTGAAACTACAAGATAATTACCTTTAATTGTAGGATTATCTATTCCATAGAACTTTTTTGCACATAGACTAAGTAACCAAGAGTACATAGCCAGCTCTCGATTATAACTAAACTTTTCAAGATTATTTCCGAACTCTGAAACTATCTTACCAATTGTTTTTACATCATTAATAGTAATTACGTTAGATTCTTTATCTATAGTATAATTATCTAATTTAGATTTAAGATGTAAAATAAATTTAGTACTATTATCAAGTTCTACTTGAATATCTAATAAGATAGCTTGTTCCATTTCAGAAATTGGATTTTCTATCAATCCTGATGGATAAAGTAAATTTTGAACTTGTCTATTATTTTTTAGTGCTGTAACGCACTGAATTACAGTTTCTCGGCTTTTAGAATCAAAGTAAAGTACTTCTCTATCTCCAGTATAAGATTGCTCAAAATTACGTCTAGAGTGCCAATAATCACTACTTTTTGAGATTACATTATAAAGTTGTGTTTCAGATAGATTTCCTTTATAATAGTCGATTATTTTAGCTTGTTCACAGATTTGTTCTTTAGAAGGAATTTCACCTTTACAAATATTATATAATCTATCTGCAAGTGCGCCTAACTTAGCTGTAGGTTTGTTAACTGTTTCACAAATAGTAAATAAATTACTTTGTAAGGTCATACAGTGTACGCCACTGCCTAAATCAAATGCTGCACTGTAAATTGGCTTAAATCCTCCAAAAAATTTCTCTGGACTCCCATCTCTATTAGGATTTATTAGGTTTAGTCTAGAATTACTTATGTAATTAGAATACTTCTCTGAAAAATATATATCATCACTGATTTTCTGTAGACATAATGTGTCTATCAGAGGAGTAATCTTTATATCGTTAAGATTCACACTTTAATCGTTGTTTAAAATCAGTTAGTACAGTAACAAGTTCTTCAATATCACTAATAGACCAACCTGCTTCACCTGTCTTTATCCTTAGGAATTTTCCTCCACCTCCATCGTCAGTAGTTACTGTAAGGATTTGACAACCATCAGGATGGTCTTTCTCAAATTGGCAGCAATCTAAATCCTGAGTATATTCTATTGTTAATTTACAAAGAAGAACATCTTCAAAATTTCCTTCTGAAGAAAATTTGTCAACTATTTTCATTGAAAATTGAAAATTCTATTACTTTAAAATGATCACATATATTTTTCTCTATAAGTACAGTGATGAGTTTAATAAGAGTATCTTCGTAAAAGGTACTACTTTCCCAATGTGTACTATCGTTTAAGTACCAAAACCCGTCGTAATACTGAATGTAACCTATAGCTTTATTTTCCTTATAAGCTATTATAAGTCCCAAAAAGTCTACATCAATTTCTGATATGTCTATTGATTGTTCTGATGGAATTGGAACATACAAGTCTTTCATTATATAAATTCTTTAAAATAAGGGAAAATTGTCTTTTTGAATAACCAATATGTATCTTCTATTTCATCTTTATCAAGAGAATAGATTCTACCTATTGGTTCATTCCAATGTCTATTTTCTGGAGTGTCTAAAAGAAGACATGGAATCTTTTTAGCGTTAAGATCTTTAAATACTGAAAGGCTATCATCTATATGAAGATGACAGCCTCCCATTTTAATTTTACTATATTTACTTAGACTATATCCATGTATTTGGTAAACCGGAGCTTTTGGAAAAGATTCTTTTTCTAGATAATCTTTTATCCATTGCTTTTTAATTACTCGTGCAGTTGTGTACTGTCTTGGAGTGAAATTTAAATGATTAATAACTGGAAGATTTAACCAGAAAGATTTATCATTTATAAGAATATTTCTAACATTTTTTGTAATCTCTATATCTTTCTTCGGTTGCCCAAATCTTTCTAAATATGGATTATAGAAATCACAAAGTACGCCGTCTATATCTACGGAAATATTTAAATTCATATTGTTTCAATATCTGTTATTTCTCCTATAATTACGTCCTCACTATCAGCAAATTCTTTAAATGCTACGAAATCATATGGATTTACCCAATCGTATTGTTCACATAGTTCATCCATTAATTTATCTTGTGCGGATGTTAAATTTCGAGCTAATATTGATATATTCTTGTTTAATCCAGCTTGAATATCACATACAGGAACAATGTATGTATTCATATTTCTTTAACCATTTTTCTCTTTTGCACTGATTTCATCTTCTATATAGTAAAGTTGAATTTTACTAGATTCTAACAGATCTATACTAAATATATGTTTCATTTATTTTTATGATAATGTTCTAAAAACTTATAAAATAAATCAACTGGTAAGATAGCTAAAGTTCCTTTACTTATACTATTTTCTTCTGCTGTTTTCTTCCAAATTAATATTAAATCACGAGGATCTGTACAAGATTCACGAATAGTATAATAATTTGGAAGATTTTGTGTACTTTTACATTGAATAGCATATTCTAGCTCATTATTAGTATCAGCTATATCAATTTTGTTATTATCAAGCTTCTTTGATTCACCTGCAGCTCTACATACACCAGTATAACCTATCTCTTTAAGTTTATTTACTACATCAGTCTCTAATTGAGATCCTTTATTTCGAGACTTTTTAGCTTGATAGCTTCTAAAAGTTGAATCGTTTAACCATCTACAATGAATTTTATCTTTTTTATTAGCTGATCCTGCTCGTCCCTTATTACAACGAATTTTTATAGCAGCTTCAGAAAGACCAGATGCAAAACTAGCATCTTCTAAAGTTACATAAGTAACTTTATTTCCATTAGGATAGGTTATTTCAACTGATAGATCCAAAACTTTCTAGTTTTTAGACATAATTTTTTAATTATTAAGACGATTTGCTTCTGTAATAGGCATGCCCATTTCGCCAGAAGGAACATAAATAATAGTTTTACCTTCAAAATTCTTTTGTTGACGTACCCAGAGATATTGAATATAAGTAGGTGTAAGGCAACCATTTTCAATCTTAATTGCTTCAGCAGCACCTTTAGCACGCTCTATCTCAGCTTTTGCATTAAGTCGTTCTGCTTCGAGATTAGCAGAAGCTTCCTGGATAAGAATCTGCCTATTTTGTTCAGCTTTTGCTAGCTGTGCTTTACCGTCCATAGCTTGCTCCCACACCTTATAAGCAGGAATACCAAACATAAAAACAAGGATAATAGCAATAGTAGCAAGACCAATTCCAATATATTTAAGTATGTTCATGTTTGTTTTTTAAATAAATTAAAAAAGATTTAATTAAATCTAAAGTTTTTTTTCTTTTATATTTAGCATAAAAATCACTTATGTCTTTTGCATCTAAATGTCTAGGAATCCAAGTATAGATAAGTTCAGGATGTTTCTTCTTAAATTTATTCAGAAACGTTATTCCAGTATAGTCATTATCCCACAATGCTATTATATAAGTAAATCGTTTTTTCAGATTATCTATTATAGCATCTAATGGAATAACGGTTTCACTATTAGGCGCACAAGCAGGAATACCTAAAGAATATAAACACATCACATCTTTTTGTGATTTTGTAATACAACAGATTTTACCAGATTCTGGTAATTGATCATATCCTTGCATTTTTCTAGAAGGATAGTTACCTATAAATCTATATTCTTTTCTTTTAGGGAAATAAATTTTCCAAAGTTCGTTTCCTTGGTATTTTCTTCCGTAATATCCAAAGATAGGACAATGTTGTTGAGATTTAGCAATTAACTGATCATTTAAAAATACATGCTTACAAGAATAAACATTATATTTCTTTAATATATCTTTTGATATCCCATATTTTGCCCACCACTTTAATTCAAGTTCGGTGAATTCCTGTATTTCGACCTGAATCTTAGAAAACTCTTTTTCTTCTATCTTAAATGCATTAGAAATAATTTTACCTTTATTTTTTATAATAGAAGTATTTTGTATTATATTAAAATCATTTGCAATAATATTCAAAGCTGTATAATAATCACAATGAAATAATTCCATTACGTAATTAAAACAATCTAAATATTGACCTGTAGCAAAGTCTTTATAAATCAGAGTACCTGATTTATTTCTGAAAATGCTACAGGTAGGATTTTTATCATTACGTAGCTTTGAACGAAATAGTTGCTTACTTTTTACTTCTGATCCAATATAAAAACTAAAAACTTGTTCTTCAGTGAGCTTAGATAAAACTAATTCTTTATTTAACTTAGGTTTATTTAATAAATTAAAATTCATAACTTACAGTAACTATTTACTGCAAAAATAACAAATTTTAATTTATTATACAAAATTAGAGAAGAGAATCAAAATCTATCTCTTCATCAGACTTTGTATCAACTGTATTTATTTCGGACTCAGAAGAACTCATATCAGAAGGTTTAGCGTTCTTGAGTTCATCTGCCTGATGTTGTTCATAATTATTAAACGTAAGATTATCACCAAATGGAGATACCATCCAAGTATACCATTCATTAATTCCTACATTATTAGCAGCAGCACGTTTTTCATCACGAGCCTGAGCAATACCAGTAAACTTAGGCAGTGTTGCATAAACATGACCATTAGAAGTACGTCCAACAAGTTTCATATTAGTTGGATTTTTATCAATATTCTTATCAATAAACTTCTTAAAGTAATCCATAAGTTGCTCAGTAGTTTGAATTTTACCTACTATTCCTTGAAGTTTCTTAAAATCTTCTGGGAAGAAAGCAAATCCAATTGCTGCAATAGTATTTTGCAATTCCTCTGCACGGCTAGGTGTTTCGCGCTTACCGCCATTTGACATATCCAAGGAACCACGCTTCCAATTAGAAGGATCCTTTTCGTCAAAATAGAAAATATTATGAGTATGAATACCTTCTTCATTTCCAAAGGTAACATTCAAACTTTTCCATGCATTTCCATTACTTGATACTCCTTCTTTTACTTCTGTATTTTTAATAGTAACATTTCCATAGATATTATAGGGCTTGAGATACGAAGTAGTGTTTGCGGGCTTAACATTTGCAATATTTCCAAAATTAAAAGACATAATGTATAAAATTTAAATGAATTAGAGGTTAAATATTGAGGAATTAACTTCAGTTATTGTTGCATCTTTATCTTCTATCAAATCTAAAAAATCTTCTTCATTAAATGATAAATCTTCATCAGATTCATTAATTGCGATATTTTCATCTCCGTTTGATGAGACAGAAGTAGTATCTCCAATAAGCATAAATAGTCCTTCTTTAGTTGCATGTGGTACTATATTAAAAATAGTTCCATACTTAGAAAGTTCTTCTCGTTTACTACCTCTACATACTACTGTGTTACTCTTAGATAGTTTATTACCAGAATGAGTTCCGAAGATATTATCTGTACCAATTACTGGTGTACCATCCTTTTCGTACTTAATATCAAGCCTATCATCAGGAGATATACACATAAGAGTAATAGCAGCAGAATTTAAGTAATATTTATTATCTTCAAGTATTAGTTGAGGTGACGAACTTTCTTCTTTAATTCTAGAAGTCCTTTTACGTTTAGGTTTATCTTCTATTGCATTAACAAGCTTGTCAATTGACTTTTTAATACACTTAGTAGATATTTCTCCTGTTTCAGTATCAACAGACGTTTGAAATTCAAGTGTTACTTTGAAATTTTCAAGTATTTCCATTACTCTCCTTCATTATATGTATCAATTACTTTAATAATCTCTGCCATGTCATTATCAATAAGCTGATCCTCAAACATACCAAGAGGAGTCTTAGCTACATGTTCTCCGTCAGTATTTGTAAGGAATTTATACTCTATTTTTTCATCTCCTGGCCGAGCTAGTGCATAAAATATGTAAGTAAATAGACCTTCAGGAGTAATTTTCTCCGCAACCATTTTACCAATTGTTTTAAGAGTCCAATGAGGATTCATTGCATCACCTACATTTTCAGCATGACCTGTAAATATAAGCTTCATTCCATCTCTTAAAATATCTGCTGAGCGAAGAAGGTCGGTAAAATCACCACCAATATCGCTAAATTTTTGATATCCGGTTTCTTTACGACGTTCCATATATTCAAAACTCATTGTATACTGTACATCGTCAACTATGATGTTTTTAATTTCAGGTCTTTTAGCATTGATATATTTAATAATTGTAAGAACGTTAGAAGACTTTGTAGTCTGATACCAGTTTCCAGTAGGATTGTTCTTAGGATCAAATTTAGTATACATTTTCTTCCATCCTCTCCAAGGAAGTGGTTTAGAAGTAGTACTAATAATAAATGTTTCTGTAGGATCAAGATTTCTTAAAGAGCTTGACTTACCATGTCCACTATCTCCAAGAATAAGTATAGTTTCTGCTGCCATTTATAATATAAATTTAGATTTTTGATTAGGCTTATCTTCTTTCTTATTGTCTATAAATTCTATTCCTCTTTTGTTACTTTTATACCATTCTGGATTATCAAAGATTTCATAATCGTTTATTTCAGTAGAACGAGGCATCTCAACCCATTTATTACAATGTCCATCATAGTAAACAAAATCTTCAACATCAGCTTCTCCATATCTTCCTTTTAAACACACAATACTTCTAAACTTATCTCCAAGTTGTTTAATATCATAACCACGATGAGTATTTAATTTTGCTTTATTAGGACTAAAGATTGCTAATACTATTTCTGCATCTTCAACTGACGAATTACTATCTTTAAAATCAGATGTTAAAGGAATTACCATAGACTCTTTTCTACGATCCATTCCTTGAATACTTCTATTCAACTGTTGTATAACGATTGGAGTGATTTTACATCTATTCTTTAAAGAATATAAATATTTAGAAGTTAAATCCATCTCTTGTTTAAGAGTATTACCGTTAGTTGGAAAAATTCTAGCGATATGGTCAACAACTACTACATGAATTAACTCAGGATCGTCAGGAATATAAACTTTTCGTTTATCTGTTTCTTCAAACCTGCCTCTTGCTTCTAATTCTTTTAATAAATGCGAATAAATAGATTTTGCAGATGCACTCTTATCATAAATAGTTAAACAAGATTCAACTTTATGCATCCAAGGAATAGAATCTAAAATTAATTGGTAAGAATCATCATCTAGTATATATCCTTTCTTTACGGATAATATTTGTTTAAGACTAAGACGTTTACCATAAGTTTCAAAAATATAAGTAGATAATAACTTTGCCATTATAAGATCTGCTCGCATTTCCAAACTAAATAAACTAATCTTAAATTTACTATCCTCTAGATGTTCCATTAAAGGTCTGTAAATAAAAGAATATAGCATAAAACTAGATTTACCACATCCACTTTCAGCTCCAATTAGATAATAAGTATCTTTACATACTCCATCAATAACTTCTTCTAGTTTTGGGAGTCCAATACTATAACCTTGAGATTTACCTAAACGGCCTTTATTAATAGAATCTAGTAATTCTTCAGTTATCACAGTTCACGAATAGCATCATAATTGATATTTCCAGCATCTCCGTTTCTTATACTTTCAAGATCTAACCATCCGTTATTTATAATATAACTAGATAAAGAACAATTAATTACGTTATTATCTTTACCCCACTTTGTTAATTCTATAACATGATTATGTTTTTCAGGATTCCATCCAATTGCTTTACTATACTTAAAATAAGCTTGCTCTAAAGAATCAAAGTGTTTAGCAACTGTTCTAAGAGGTACTATGTTATTATTTATAGAACCAAATTGAGGATATTCTTCAAATAATTCTTTCCCCATTTCAAATGAACACTTATAAATATTCTTTATAAAGTTTTTGTTAATTGGTATAGTAAAAGGATCAAAAGATTCTCCAGAATTACAAATTTTATATGTTTTAAGAATAACTCCTTTCTCTTGAAGTGAGATAATTATATCTCTAAGACTAATTCCTGCCTCCTTCAAGACTTTAATATATCTACTAAATAGATCTTCGTTATTATCATCTTGTAAAAGTAACAATGTTTGAATAAATCTTAGTTGAGTTGGACTTAATCTATATTTATCTAAAAGACAGATTTCTTCTTCTAAATCAAGTGTTAATTTCAAAACAGTTTAAAGTATTATGTTATTAAGAACATATCTCTAAACTGTAAAAGGTTATTACGTTTTCACGTTGGATTCATTTTACATACGATTCTAAAAACTCCTCCCTTAATTCTTGTAGTCTAGTAAAGTACTTATCAACATCAATTTCCTTTAGCCCTAGAGAATGATTAACATAATTCTTGTAATATTCTAATAGGAGAAGTTCTAACATTTTTTCTTTTATCATAATTTAAAATCTAAAAGTAAAGTTTTTTAATTTCTTTACATAAGGTTTAGGCTCTTTTCCAGCAAGCACATCATTGAGGCCTTCTTCATCAATAGTTATATAGTTTTGGTTAGAATTAGCTTTTAGAAACCATTCACTCTCGACAGTGTTATTTATAATAAGGTAGAACATTTCAGCTTGCTTACCTTCTTCGAAGCGACAGATACGGCCAATACGTTGTGTTGCTTTAATCTCACTACTATTAGTACCTAGAACTATACCTACAGATAATCCTTTGATATCCATTCCTTCATCTGCTTTAAAACAAGTACATAAAACTCCAGTTTCTTTATTATTAAACTCCTCAATAGTTGTTCTACCTTTCTTTTTACCAGTTTTACCAGTATATACTTCTCCTCGATTAATCGCTTCTGCCATTTTAACATTATTAGCAAAAGTAATAATTTTTGAATTAGGTCTGGAATCAATTATCCTTTGAGTTAGTTCAATTTTCTTAGGATGATTATTAATAAAAGCTTTTCGTTTTTGAATCATTCGCATAAAGCTAGTTGCATGAAAAGTAATATTTTGAAACATAGCTTTTCTTTGTTCTTCAGTTCCATTAGGACAGCGTTCATCACGGAGCTTAGCTCTATTAATAAATCCTTTAGGCCCAAGAAGTGACATAGCTAAATTGAAATCGAAGTTAAAAAACTCAAAATCAGATTGGAATTGCTTATTATATTGTTTATATGTATCAATATCATCAACGTCAATAAGAACTTGGTAGATTTTATAAGATGATATCCATCCATTTATTAAACATTCTGTAATAGGAACATTATCACAAATAGGACAATACTTTTCAACAATTTTATGTTTTCCATCTAAACGCTCAAAGGTAGCGGTTAAACCTAAAACATATTTATAATCAACAGTATTAAACACTTCCTTAAATGTATCGGCCGCAATTCTTTGAATTTCCGATAATTCTTTATATTTTCATATAAAGTCTGACTATATCTTAATTTATATTTTTTCGATTTTATATAAATTTCCACCATTTCCAAATAATTCACAAAATATTTTATGTATTATTTGTACTCCTTAAAAGGATAGTCGATGAACGTTTTTCCAAGTTTATTTTTGGAAACTTCGCTGCGGATTGCCCAATCTTTTTCTTTTTTACTATATCCAAATGATTAATTTAGCCCTTATATATATTACTATTATAAGTTAGTAGAAAAAGCTCTAAGGGGATTCCCGTCAATTAGATGGATTTTAAATCAACAAAATGTTTCATCGATTATCAATAAATTACATATCCAAGCTCTCTTAATAATAGTATTTATGACTTGTACTTCACAATTTAGTGAAAATCCATAAGAATCAATTAATTGCTCCCATTGCTCTTTAAGCAATGTCGTCGGAACAACAATTAATATTCTTTGTTGTGGATATTTATTAAGGATTTTTTGAATTATAAGTAGTCCACATCTGCTTTTCGATTGTGTTATCGTTAGGCTTTTTATCCTAACTTCTTACTATTACTAGTAAGTCCCGCGTACATTTTCATCCACTTATTTCAGTTGGGATGTCGGACACTCTTGGAAGTGTTATATTCTAATATAATCTTTTTTATAGTATAATATCCTAAAGAAGTAACACGTCTTATAGGTTTCATGTTTTCTAAAGTAAACTTAGTAAAAGGTTTCTCTTTATACATTTTAATTACTTTATCAACATCATGCTTTGATATTTCTATTTTCATATTAGTTTTCAACTTCTACGCTGTACGATGACTCAGACTCTTTAATTTCTGAGTTTATCTCGGTATTGTCCATTTCTGGAGTTTTACCGATATTGCCCGATAATGATTCTGTAAATTCCTTTATAGAACGGCTTCCATTTTTAAAATCAATGAAACCAAATCCAGTACTTGCAACAATACAGCCTTTACCTTTAGATAATAACCAATTCCTTACACATTGTTCTTGCCTAAGATCACGTGAAGATTTTTCAACCTGTTGCATATTCTAGTAAGATATATACTAGTGCTGCATAACTATCTATAGGTATATTATAATAGGTTAAAATAAAAGTTTTAAGCACTTTAGTCTAATATAATCCCTTTAGCTTTAGCAACCTTTTTAAGTTCCTCAATTTTATGTTCCCATTGTGCAGCATGAAACATTACCTCATTTTCAAGTCTAAACAGAACTTTGTTTCTTAGAACTGTAAGCTGTTCAGTAGTAAGTTCGGAATACTTCTTAGTACGTAGGTTAACCATAGCTCGAAGTTCAGCAAAGTTAAGACCCCCAGGCTTAACAGTCAATTTAACAGAATTCTTAATATTAAGACGTTCCTTAATAAGCTCAAGTTTGCTTCTCTTATTTCCATTACTGTCTTTCTCATTAAACTCTTTCATTTCATCTGGAGTAAGATAGACACCCATGTTAAGAATAAAGCTAAATGTAATATGTTTATTACTAAATATGCCCATTTGATCTAGACAGGCATCCATGACAGATCCAATAGAAATATTTTCAAATTCACGAGGTAGCTTACCAGTAAATATACTGATTGGAGAATTTTCAAAGCTATGTTCTGCAAAATATTCTGAGTTTTTCTTCTTAAAATCAAGAATATTCTGCCAATACATAAACTTAGGATAGCCTTTACCATCAGCACTAATACTACCAAGCTCTATCTTGCGCATGAACAATTCAATATTACACTTTTCTCGCTGCTCTCTAATAATATCAAGAAGAACATATCGACCAGGATTGTTTTTATCAGTATTATAGAGCATTGAATTACAATGAACATAAAATGTCTTTAATTGTTCTGGAGTTGCGTCTACTAGTTTAATCTCGGGTTGAGTACCATCTGCTTGACGTGCAAATTTCCAAATAAAAGAATTAATATCGTTGTTTTGTGCGTTTATAGCTTCAGTAAGCTTCTCTTTCATTACTGTCATAATTTTAAAATTCTTGTTTTATCATTTTTCATTTTATTCTTATCTTACATTATATATTCGTGACTAGTTTCTTCTGGTTTACTAATAAATTTTAAGAATTGAACTGTATTATACCTATAAGGTATCATTTTGTTACCATCATACCAAGTATCAATTCCAGCTCTAATTTCTTCAACTGTTAGATAACCAATTTCTTTAAGTATAATATATTTATGATTCCAGTTAGGATATCTAATACACATTATATATCGAGAAATAGAAGCTACATCATCTTCTAAACACTTGAATACATAAGTTATATATCCAAGATTATCTTCACTACTTGCAACTAACTGAGCTAGAACTGTCATGTTTGATCTTCTAATAGCTCAGAATAATATGTACATCCATGCTTTGCAAAATCACTTAAACATTTAGAAATTCCATCAAAACATGGATATTTTCTACATTTTTTACAAGTTCTATTAGGAAATTTTAACTTTATTCCATATTTGTCTTTCTTAGGTTTTATTGAGTTCATTTCAATAATAGGAACAGTATAAGTCCTACACTAACAGTTATGCCTCCTATTTGCCAATACCTGATTGCTCTATTCTTTTTCTTTACTTCTTCATTTAGAGCATCTATCTGATTAACGTAACTTTGGCTAAGCTTGTTATATTCATATAATTGCTGAATTCTTAAAGAATCTACTTGAACTAACTGTTTATTTAAATCAATATAGTTCTTTATTTGATTATGAAGTAAAGCGTTTTCATTTAAGAGCTTGTTGTGCTCTACAAAAATCAGATTAGCATATTTCAAGTCAGAGGTTGATACAACTATCGAGTCTTGCTCGGTTGGAGTTAATGTAGTTGAGGAAAAACAAGTAATCCTCGCTAGCATCATTATTAACAATACGATTGAAATTCTCTTCATATTGCTTATTGTTATCCTCTAACTTTATATATACAGTATCAATTTTTTCAAGTATACTATCTCTAACTACATAGACGTTATTTATCTTAGAATCCAGAGAGTCTATCTTTTCGATAAACTCATCTGGATTTGTTTGTTTTGATACTTTTTTATAACATCGTAAACATAGCAAGAGAATAACGCCTCCATACAGAATTACAAGAATAGTAAGAGCTTTTATTCTCTTTGTTCTCATTTACTTACGCTTATACCCAGCAATTTTAGATTCAGGATTATTCTTAAAATATTCTGCTTCCTGTTCAAGGAACGCACAAACCATTTTAGTGTTGATAAATCCAAGTTTTGTTGCATATAGAGCATAACTTGCATTTTTACGCGCACGTCCAATAGCAATAGTCTTTCCGAGTTCTTCGTTAAAAGTATCAGTAGGATTACAAATAGCAAATCCTATCTTAACTCCTTTAACTACGAAGTCGATTGTTTCGCTATCCCAGTCATCATAGGCTACAACCTCGTGACTAAGTACTACATCTCTATAACCCTCTTCTGCAGTAGGGTCTTTTTCACCAACTGTAGTTGGAAGTACTTCACTAATTGCTGCAATTACAAAGTGACGAGTATTACCATTAGCATCAACAAACTGGTCTACTAGTGTTTCGATTCTTTCTTTTTTCATTTTTATTTTGTTTATATATAGGAACGTTGTTCTTTTCAACAAACTCTTTAGTTACACCTAATATGTCTATGCAATAAACTATAGAATAATTACTATACTTTTTAACAGTAATTTTCTTTTTAATAGTTAAAGCTTTATTAGATTTATAATATTGAGAATCTATAGTGGTAGCTATATTTTTTGTAATCTTATAAATACTTAATTCATACAAAAAATATGGCATAATTTCTACTTTATCACCCTGCAAAAGGTAAACTGTTGGCGTTATATGTTTTTCCATTCCAGACATATTCACGGACTATACTTTTAGAATAACCTGTCTTATTATCAGTTACTCTATACTTAGCTAGAATATCTGGAATTTCATGTTGCCAACATTCAGTAGAATATGTAGTTTTATCAAACGTTTTATTCTTACAAAGTTTAATTATTAACTTACATCTAACTCGAATCATTTTACGAGGGAATGAACAGAAGTGCATATTCCTTTTTCTATCAATATGCTTTACTTTATCAAGTAAATGCCTTTCATAGGAGGTTTTAGTCCAAACACTTTTGTCACGTGGAACTTGATTAAGAGGCCTAATCAAACCCATTTCTCGCATAATATTATCA